CTGCATAAAAAAAACTGCATTTCTACGAATATATTTGAGCAAAATTGTATAGTAGTTTATTCACTATGGCAACAATCAGATTAACAGTTTTAAATTCCATTAAGGAATCAAATGGGAAACTTCCGATTCTTATCTGTATTTCTCAAAAAAAAGACCGTGCATACATTAAAACAGAATTCTTACTTGATGATATTTCCGAATTTGAAGACGGGCGAGTTGTGTACAGAAAGGATGCCGGAATTATTAATAAACGCATACAGTTTGTATTCTCACAATATAAAGAGAAGTACGACTCTATTGCAGATTTGGAATTCTTGTCAGCTTCACAAATCAAATATGTAATTACAGCAAAAGAACGCCCTCCTTACATATCATTCATTGAATATTGGAAAAAGAGGATAGCAGATTTTAGGAAAGATGGCAGGGAAAGCTATGCTAAAATGAACGAGGATACAATTAAACTGTTCATTAAAGCAGAAGGAGATATACCTATACCAGCTATAAATTATAAAATAGTAGAACATTTCAATAAATGGATGATTACGCATGAATATGCAGACGGAAATATAGGGATTAGACTAACCCATTTGAAAGCACGTATCAATGAACTTATAAGAGAAAGTGTATTAAAAGTAGAGGTACATCCCTTTGCATATACAAAAATTCCGTCTGCTACTCCAAAGGAATGTGACCTATCTATAGAAGAATTCAGGAAAATATTGAATGCTGATTTCACAGGGAAAGAATTAAATTTGGCAAGAGATATGTTCTTACTTTCATTTTATCTATGCGGGATTAACCTAAAGGATTTATTATCTGTGCACTTTGACAATTCTAATTATTTATCTTTTGAGAGGTCTAAGACTTCTCGCTCAAAACGTGGCGACAGCCGATTGACAATACCTATTCATGCAGTTGCTGCACAGATTATTGATAAATATCTCAAAAAAGGTAAGATTGATTTAGGATATTCTTTTTCTTACCAAAACTTGCAGAGATTCATAAACAGAGGAATGAAGAAAATGAGAAAATCCTTAGAGATAAATTCCACAGTTTGTTTCTATTCCGCCAGAAAAACCTTCGCCCAATTCGCCTCTGAACTTGGTATCCCAGACGGAGTTATAGATTACTGCCTCGGGCATTCGGATAAAAGCAGAGGCGTAATCAGATACTACACAAAAGTCAAGCAGAAGCAAGCGGAAATAGCAATAAACAGGGTGATTGACTATGTAAACAATCCTGAGAAGTACAAGGATTACATAGAAATGAAAGCAGATATTATGATGATGAAAGGATAAGAAATAAGGCAGCTTATTGGGCTGCCTTAGGTGCTATGTAAATAGAACTGTGTCAAACCTTTAGTTTATTATTTCTTAGTTTAATACTACTCTGAATTCATCTGATATTCAGATATTTATCCGAAAGTAAAATTTGAGATAATCAGACTTGTTAAGGATTGACACAGTTTAAATTACGATCTCGCCTTAGGTTTTCTCTTTTGGGATTCATCATATCCTAATTGCCAAAAGTACATATCTACAATCCTCATTGGAGGATACTGCATGTTTCTATCAATCATCAATTGACACTCTTCTATATCTCTCACATGATTTTTTGCAAATTCATAGACAGAGCTAATGGTGGGTATAGACCCTTCTTTCAGTTTCCATCCATCTACAAAAAAACGGTCAAAAGCCGGAATACATCCCAATGTACCCAACAAGACCTTCGTTTGCAGTGTTCTTGAAGCTTTTATAGCAATATTTTCATATCTATTTTTAACTTCATTCATAACCTCTTGTGCTTTATCTGCTTCAATTACGCAATCACGTCTTAAGGCTAATGGCTTTATATATTCTACTACTGGAATATGAATTTTATAATCTTTTTGTAGTAACTCAGTGGACCCCCTGTACATTCCCCAGCTAGCAAGATAGAAAGCCAAATGCAAAGCCAAATAGTCTATTGAATTATTAGGATTACCAAAGGCTTCATAACAATGTTCCCATGACAGGTAGCGATGATTCTTATTGCATTTCGCAATATATTCTTTAACAATGTTTTTCATAAATACTTCATTTTGCAGCAAACATATAAAAATGCCCCGACTTTCGCAAGCCGGAGCAGTCCAATTTATAGATTTAAAGTCTTATGATGAAGCTTGCCTGTTGCGCCAATGTTTTCGTACCACCAACGTGACAACAAGCAAAACGGTTACACAAACACAGGCAAAACCTATTTGTTTAAGCAGCGTGGATTCTTTTTTCTCCTTTACCCCTTCAGTCTTGGTTTCCTCATGTTTGGTGGAAGTGGTTTCCTTGTCAGCTTTCACCTCCGTACTGTCTTCGGTTGCAGTTTCCTTCTTTTTATTCTTGCTGAAATCACCTTCCACATGTCCGTCAGCCAGTAACGGAGGTTCCCCGGTCAGGCGGTCAGGTGGTTTTCTTGTATCATAGATACGGAAATCAATCACATAGCTGCCATTAGTGGTTATCAACTCTCTTAAAGAAGTTGTAGAACCATGTACGATGTTGACCGATTCACGTGTACTATCCTTCAGTACAATCTCTGTGTCAGATTTAACAGCCTTATGCGAGCTGCCACACGATAGCAGCAGGAACAGACAACACATAAAGGAAACCGGCAATATATGCCGGCTTACCAAATTCATAACCCTAACCAACATAAGAGATATCATTTATACGGTTCATCCACCCTCTCTTGAATTTGTTGTTCGCAGGACGCTTGCGGCATATATCCTCAATGAAGTCAAACCGTGCAATCTTAATCATGTCGAACAACTCACGCGGGTTCTTGGCATTTACCGAAGCAATGGTCTTGGGACCTACAATGCCATCCTCCGTAACACCAAGCAGGCGTTGAGGAATCTTAATGCCATGAACACCGGATGCCCACACCCAGTCCACAAGAATATTTGCTACAGACTGATTCTGTATCAAATCAGCCTTCCATCTGTCCCAGTACATGGTCTTCAAGATTTCCGTCCATTCCTCTTTCGTGAGATTTTTCAATCTTTCAACTGTAGGCTTGGAATATCCTTTCTTTCGGCAATATGCCTCATAGGTTCCGATAGTCACACCCATATTGGTAGCCCCTCCCAAATCGTCAGGGTCATTTACAAAACCGCCTTCCCACTTTAGGACAAACGGTGCAAGTTTTCTTACGTCAGCCATTCTTCTTTTCCTCCTTATCTTTAATTAATGTAGCTCTGCGTGGTGGAATACGACGGCCACATTCGCTGTCAGGCCTGTCACAACGGTTGTGCTCGGCATCTTTCAATTGTAGTTCCAGCTCATGGCACTTATGAATCCATGTCAGCTTATCAGACTGTTCGTTACGAAGCTCAACGTATAACGCATCAATCTTGGCGTCACGCTGGGCGATACGTTCTTCCAGCCAATCAACCTGTTTACGCTCGTTCTCATCCTCCATTGAATCGGCGGACGCATCCTCCTTCCGCGCGTTCGTCTTGCGGTTTACCCAGAACGTGACACCCCAGCGGACAGCCTCCAATCCCCCGAAAGCCCCGATTATAGCCAACCAGTCATTTAATTCCATTCCGTCTATTGTTTATCTGATTATAAATGTTATTTTTGCATGTGTTTTTCATAACCCAATAGACCTGGCGAGGTCGTTGCATAAGTTTTTCCCTGCTGTCCGAAAAGGCATGCAGGGATTTTTTTACATTATAAACCTGCAACCAATATGGATGCATAAGTAGCTGACAACGCGGCTATCTCAATCCAAAACATCGGCTTGGTACGCAGGAAATCCGTTATGATGCTGTCCGATACGTGGCGGGGCATCATCGCCAACGTATAAATAATGTAGACAAGCCATACCGTCAGGCACCACGGGCAATTACAGGCAACCCACAGCTGAGAGCCTGCGATACACAAGATAGCCCCGGCGGTATGCACCTTCCCTTCAAACTCATCCTTGAAGTTGGGGGCTGCACCAACCATCAGCATACCTATGCAGGACAAGAACGCCAAAAACTCGGTATCCGGTTTACTCACTTCCAAGATGGCAGGCATCAGCAGCCCGGCGGTAAGCCACGTCGTTACCATAAACCAATGCTTGTGTTCCAACTTATAGAACGTGGCACTGATGGAAGCAGGAACGCCCCCTTGTTTGACACATACCGCTGCCGTATAAGCAGCTATCACCAACATTGATAAAATCACTAACCAAATCATAACTTTTTATTTTTAAAGATTAAACACTAATTGTTCTGGATAACCCGCTGAATAGTCGAAGAACTTCACTTCCTCTGCTGTTTCCATTTGTTCGACCTGCGCCGCATGTTCGGCAGTTACATTATAGCATTGCAGGGCATACAGCTCCAACGCTGCAAGCATCTGCAATGCGGTATCTACCGGAATAGTGTACTTCACTCCACCAAACCAAAGGTTGGTTTCCGGCTTTCCGGCATCTTTTTCTATGCCAATTGAATTGACCAGTCCGACACGGGTTGCTTTGTCCAGCCAAATACGATTACCGGCGAGCATGAACGAATTGACGGTCTCCGACCGGTCATAAGCAGCGATCTTGTTTAACATGAACTCTTTGAATACAGACGTTTCATTACCGCCTGCAAACCCAAGAGCTTCAAATATAGTTTCCAATTCTTGGGTGGTCATTTCCTCATTCAATCCATACCCGTTTATTCGTTTCACAAACTCATCGGCCGTCAGGTGTCCTGTCATTGTTGCCGTGTATGCTTCGTATCCGCCTTCAACCTCCCGGATACCAAAATTCACAGTGGTGTAGATTTGATCCACCACTTTGTCAACCACCACTACCGATGGCTTCTCTTCATACTTTTTCTTCTCCATGATTGCGTTAATTTGGTAATACATAATTCAACTCTTTATACATTTTTCTATACCTCTTCCTGATACATACCTTTTCAAAATGACCTGATATGTAAAAGTATTTATAGAATCTGCTCCCGAAGAGCGATAATACCCATTTCCTGTGGCGGTAGGTCTTAAGCCCTTTGCAGAACCCAAGATAGCTATTCAGGACCGATTCGATGCGGGCGCAATCATTGGCGGTCAGCTCGGTTGTTTCAATCATCCGGTTAAAGCCTGTGGCACGTTCCTTGAACCTTGCCAATGTGCGGTTGCTCAAATAACATCTTCCGGGCTTGATATACACGCCTACGAATAAAACCCCGTGCGACACAGGTTGCAGGTACCGCTTGTCCTTATGCAGCTTCAACAGCAATTTCCCGCCAAGAAATGCTTCAAGTTCCGGTATCACCCCCTGCAATGCTTTCAAGTCGTCGCATACCAACAGGAAATCGTCCACGAACCTCACATAATGGGAGTTCAACCGCCGTGTCTTCCATATTACATAACTGTCAAAGAAGGACATGAGAAAATTGGCAAACAACTGCGTGGTCAGATTGCCTATCGGACCGCCTTTGCCCTCCCCGTTGCGAAGCAGGGATTTGTTTTCGGGCAACTGCCTCCACAAGGTCGTATCACCGTTGAACACGCAATCCTTTTCCGGGCTGTGCAATACAACCGCCCGTATCACCCTTAAAAGGATTTCCTTGTACCCGCCATGGTATTTCCTTTTCGTGAAGCGCAGCAGCATGCCAAGCTGCAACACCCGGTCTATCGACATGAAGAACGAAACCAAATCGCCCTTGAACACCCATGCAGGTCTGCGGTAGCCGCAGGAAACAGCCTCCATGCCTTGCACAGCACTTAATACGGCTGTTCTGGTGCCGTAACCCTTACGGCAGTTATGTGACACGTTCCCCTGCGATTCGAACCGCTCTTCAAACAAAGGTTCAAGCCGCAGGCATATCCAATGGTGCACGATACGGTCACGGAAATTGGCAGCAAACACTTCCCTCAGTTTCGGGTATCTTACAAGAAAACAGGTGGATGTGGACGGTTTGTATGTGCCTGTCCACATCTCTACAGCCAAACAGACAATGTCTTCTTCGGCTATCTGCATATACTCGACTGCCTGGCAGGAACTCATCTTCCCGCGTAAGCAGTCCTTATAAGCATCGATAACCGTATCCAGGAAACATTTGAAATCCGTTCCGTATGCTGCCACCGCCCGCGCCCTATTACCGTTGTACTTGTTGTTGTTGCTAGTGTTGCCACTGGAGAAGTTCACATACCAACTGTTGTTGCGGCTGTTCTCGGTACTGGACCAATACCACGAGGCGGAGACTTCTTGCGTATTTGCATCTTCGTTACTATGGCTTGCCACCATAGTAATACGCCCATTCAGAGGATTTCGCCGTACACTATTCATACCTTCTCAGTATTAAAACCCTGACGGCTTGTGAAATCGCGCCATGCTGTCAACTGCGCAATCAATTTATCAGATTCGCTGCGGAGTTTGTTGCACCTGTCTTTCGACAAGACACCGACACGCTCCAAAATCACAAAATAATTTCGGATAACAAACAGCAAAGACATTGCATTGCTGATGTACCAGCTCCGTTCTTCCCCTCTCGATTCGTTGGCAAGGGCAACCGATTTACCGACTTCCGACATATCGGAAATCATCAAATCGGTATACCGGCTCAGTTTTCGAGGGCAAGCCATCATGATTTGCGCTATCGAAAACATCAGGTTGCTTGCCGCACGAAAGGCAGGAAGCTGGGCGGTCCCCCGTTTCTGTTTCTCTTTCGCGGCGTTGCTTCGGGCAATCTCTTCACCCGTAAGACAAACGCATTTTTGTTCCTTGTTTTCTGCTGTTTCCTGTTTCATATTATAATCTGCTTCAAGGCACGCTCCAAAAGGAGCGCGCCGAAAGGTTAAAGTTTAAAAGTGAATGCTGCCACCGCCCGCGCCCTATTACCGTAGCACTTGCCGTTGCCGCTAGTGTTGCCACTGGAGAAGCCCACATACCAACTGTTGCCGCGGCTGCCCTCGGTACTGGACCAATACCACGAGGCGGAGTGCAAGGCAAAAGGATTCGCACCGACATTGATATCCCTTACCCGTTTCAGCATGTTTGCGAATAACGGCATCCGCGCTTCGCTTGACGGGTGTTCATCTGCATAGTCCGCTGTCGGGGCCGTGTTTATCTTGAAGCCACGGCTGCAATTGTGGAAATTGTAGATACGTGCCAATTCACCATTTGCCGGAAGATACCAATTGCCGCTGCGGTACTGCTCATGCACCGCTTCGGCTTTCGGCTCGTACAACCGGCACATATATGCTGCCGGATAATAGAACTGCCAGTACTTTTTTGCACCGGAATTGGAAGCAGCCAACTCTTTCATCGCCTTGTAAAGCTCTTCCATGGTTTCCGGCAATGGGACGTCCAGATAATTCAGCAGGATATGGTTGCAGTGCTCAATGATGATGTCCGTTTTCTCCTTCCCGTCAAAGTCATTGACAGAACCTGATGTGAGTACGGCATATCCGTCATCCGTATCATCATCCAAGTAGTTATCTTCGTTGATGTAGTTGGAAGATGGTTTACCGTTATTTGGGTCGGTCGTTTGAGACAGCCCGGTGCTGTTTATATTCGGCATTGCGGTATCTGTCGCTGAAGCAATGCCGGCAGCATTCTGGATGGCATCCTCTATTTCCTGTGGAAATCCGTTGGTGGCGGAAGCCTCCGGGTACAATCCCCATGGCCAACTTACAACATTCGTATTTTCATCTACCATTATGATATCCTCGGCGGCATCTATACGCAGTTCGTACTCGGTATCGCTCTTCTTTGTTCGCATAAATACCACGCCGGCGAGTGTCTTGCTAGGGTCATAGGCATCGTCAAATGTGCCGTCCGCGTAGGCGAAGTCCCCGATTTCGGGTATACGGTTGAAGAACCCGACCTGCTTGGTCTGTTTCATTACCCTGTTGTCCATCGTGGTTACTTCCACCGTCACCGTGAATCTTTCCTTCAATGCCGCATCGCTCAATTTCTTTACATGAAGCACGCCGTTTACAGGATCGGTAAACCCGGCATAAAGCGAGGCTCCATCTTCGATAGACCAGTTGACCGCAGCATGCCCGTCCACGATTTTCACGTTGTTGGCACTGGTAGGCAATACGCTGATATGGAATCCGGTGTATTCCCCAAGCGTGAAAATGTAGTTGTTGCCCTGTATGGATATGGAGTTGATGGCACGGACGGGATAACTGACATACAGCGGATTATCCGTGCTGTCAATATCCCCGTAGCGTCCTACCAGCTTCATTTTCTCGTCAAACGTGATATACCGGTCGCCAGATGCGTTCATCAGGGCTATGGACCCTGTCAGGACAGATTGTTTGTCACACAGGAACACAAGCATATCCGCCGTGACGGATTCCCATTCAACGGACTTGAACGTCACGCTGCTTAACTCTTCGGTCGCCCCGGTGTACAACTGCGCGGCGAATGCCCGGCTGTTGAACGCCCCGGCACCTTTCTGGTCGACGTAGACAGTTTGCAGGTTGCCTACGCCTTCGATTCCAGCCGTCTTCAATCCGGGCAGATCATCCAAATGCAGCGCGGTCAACTTGGCGGGCAGCTCCAGGTTCTCCAGGCTTCCAGTCTTGGGAAGCGTCACGGTGGAAAGGGCGGTTCCCGACACACCAAGGCTTTCGGCACGTGTCAGCTTCGACAGGTCCAGTATACCGGCTAACGCTTCCACGCCGTTCAGGTTCAGGCGTTTCAGGTTTGGCGTGTTTATCTTAAAGCTGGAAGCGTTGAACTCGACAACCTTTATGCCTTCTTCACGTCCGGCGGAAAACTCCGTGAGCCGTTTTCCCGACAGGGCAAATTCCCCGGTCAACGGCTTGTCACCCCAATTGCCGATGCTGCTGTAGCAGTCCGGTGCCAGGAGCGCGCAGGGTGTGTCGTTATCCGTTATAAATGATATGGTATAGTTTTCCCCGGCTTTGACACGCTGCGGAAGTCCGTACGCTTTCCCGTCATTGTCAGCCCCAAAGCCCAATGACTGCCCGATAGCCACCGCCGGATAAATCCACATGAACGGACGCAGGTTAAAGGTATAAGTCGGCTGTTTGCCATCTTTTGTGTAGCGGCTGCGGAACGATATGGACTGCGAGCTTGCCACGCTGAAATCGCCATACGAACAGAACGAGGAAAGATACACGGTACGCATCTTCAGGTACTGCATCTCACCTTGCAACTGGTCTCCGAGTGATTGCGAGATAGCCGATACGGAGGGTGGATTATACAACCCTTCGTTTGCTTTTTGCTCTGCGTATTCGTAGAGTAGCCGTGCCGTCTCGTTATAGGCAACAGCCGGAAAATACTTTTGGATGCGGAAATAGAACTTCTCGAAACAGCCCATAGGGGAACCGCCTATTTTCGCCATTGCCGAAAATATCGCCTTCATGGTGGAGCGCAGCTCGGCAGGGAAAGCGAGTTCCATGAGGTTGTAGAACGTGTTCACTTCACCGTTCCAATAGTTCTTTCCGTTTGCGTTCAGGTCGTGTTCTTCCACATAATAGGGCTTGTCCTTGCGCCCGAGATTGTCGGTCAGGAAAATGGTATCCATGTCATCCTGGGCAAAACATATCAGGTGTGTCTTCGGGTCAAGGTATTGGTATGTGTTCTTTGCCCGGTTGTCACTGGCGGCAATCAGCTTCATCACCATCATTGTAAATCTGGCATCCGACAGGTTGTAATACTGTCCGATACCGGATTTGAACATTGCCACACGTGCGTTAATAAACATCGCGTTCACCTCCTCCCATATCTGGTTCTGCACGGCTTCCGATTCATCGAACCCGGCAAGGTAATCGTTGAGCTGTGTGCGTAAGTTCAATTTCTCATAACTGCCAACACCTGATTTGTTCACCCCGGCATCCACCCATGTGGAAGTAAGCCAGTCGTAACGGTACAGGTCGTACTGCTGCGCATCGCCTCCAGCCTTCGTCACCCAATACATCTTGTCTTTTTCAAGGTCTGCACCGGCAGCCTGTAGTTCGGCAAGTGTCCCCACAAACGCTTTCAGGCGGTTGGAACATTGATATATGAAGTTATGTGCCGTTTGGAAATAACCAACCTGCTTTTCATTACCCAAATCAAAATCCCAAGACACAACCCCGTTATACTTCCATCCTTCCAATTCTCCCTCGTCGTCAATGGATGGCTCAACGTCTTCGTTCCACGGTACCTGGTGCAGCGTCAGTACGGCACCGTTGTCCGACCCTTCGATCATTAGGTAGTCGGGAAATACTTCTTTGTCATATCCGAATGTCGGCTTGTCGCCTTTTCCGGGTCCGAACGTTACCAAGCCGTAGAATACAGGTTCAGCCGATTCGTTTTCGCGGACAAACATCATGAACGGAAGTTGCTTGACGCATACACGGCATTTTTCATAACCACCCGTTTCCGTGATGGAATTACCACCAACCACTTCTTTCCACAATTCGTGGTACAGGTCGCACGACCCTGCCTTGTGACTCTGCTGGGAGGAAGCCCAGTTCAGTTTCGCCACCAGCTTGGTGGCAGGCGGCACATCATCCGTCAATTGGTAAGCCGCTCCACGGTCGGTTCCGTTTCCGTCAATCCAATTATAATCGCCAAAGCCGTACTGGTGGTTCCACAGGAAATATTTCTTTGATGACGAACCCTGTCCTTTCACGCTCATTCCCTTAATCGTACCGGAGTGGGACGGGTCGCCTACAATATTAATCGTCAGGTCTCCTTTCTTCTTCGCCTGGTCAAGGATATAAGGGAGTGAGCCGGTCCAGAGCATCGTGTTGTACTTCTGCGAAGCGCGCTCGTAGTTGATCAGGTTATTATACAATACGTCATTCTTGTCGCGGAACGCAATCTTTTCGCTTACCTCCGTCATACTTGCCATATAATCCTGCCGTATGTCAGTGGCTGAAAGGGCTTTCTTATAGATGCGGATACCGTAGATATCCACATCAGAGGTTTCCGAGCCGATGCGGATACCGTGCGAGGTGAGCACCCCATTCACGCGCTGGATGAATTTGTCTGTTTCGGTATAGACGAACTCACGGTTGATGATTCCGTTGATGAACAGACGCACGTAACTGATACCATGCCCACCGAGGTTATAAATGATATTTACAGCCAGAAGGGTGCGGGTGTCCTCCTGGAACATCACATCCTGGTCGGTGGGCGTACGGTGCCCAGTGGTCAGGAAGTACGCCTCTTGCGGACGGATTTCCAAGCCCAAGGGCAGTCCGTCGCTTGCGTAGGTGGAGCACATGCGGATAATCGGTTCTGCAAGGTCGGTCGCGTTGCGGGAAGCGTAGTCAATCTCAATGGTCAGTGAACTCTCCTGGGTCTGTCCGGTGGTTTCGGAATAGCTCTCGTAGTCAATATCCAGCGAGCATCCGGCAAGGACGCGCAGGCATTTGGCTCCGGCACTGTCAGTCTGCCATCCGTCCGTCAATAGTTCGAAGCCTTTCCATACGGACGGGACCTCCTCACCCGTTTCCTGGTTGACAATCCGCATCGGATTCTCCTCGGTGTTGGTGCGCTGTTTGGGGTTCAGCACGAAATCAGCCCCCTTGGTGGGAGAAAAGTTTTCGCTGTTGTCAATGGTGAAGAGAAGCTGCTGCCGCAGTTCCGTATCGCCGGAATAAAAGAGCATGCGCCCGTTCAGCGTGTCACCTGCGCCTTCTTCCGTTTCGACTTCGACCATCGCGCTCAGTTCATAGCGTGTGCGGTTGGCTGCCGCCGGAATGTCCTGCGTCAAATAGGCTTCTTGCAGCTTGCCATCCATCAGGCGAAATTGCACGGGCGTTGTTTCGGCTGATGGATTATAAACCGCCCACTCGAAAAACTTCACCGTATTCCAGTTGGTCAGGTCACGCTGTATGCCGTTCAACGCCATCAATATGCCCGTTTCCCCTTCTTCGGCTACCATGATTTGCGAAACCAAATCATCGGTCTGCACTGACGAACCGCTGCTCAGGTAAGCTGTGACGGTATAGACGCCATGCTTCTTGGGGCTGTCAATCTCCAGAATATAGGGTGTTTCCGTATAGACGTTCGTACCGAGGGCACGGGTAAAGGTCCGGTCGTAGTCCTTACCGGTAACACGTACCGTAAGGTCTTTGGCAATGTTGCCGGTGACATAGTAAGACAATGGGATACGCTCGCCGTCAAAAGGATTTTCCCATGTGGCGGCAAAGTCAAGCGCAAGGCTTGTCACCGTGATGGAGTAACTGACGTATGTGGTTGACAGTTCCGTGGTCTCACCGCGGCAGATGATACGGACAGATTGCTGCCCGAGCGTCAGGTAATCGCCGATAGGGACTTCCACCCAGTCGGATGAATCAGCCGGGTAGGATTCAATCTTCACCGTCCCTTTGGTGCTCCAGTTGCTTGCGCCTTCCACTTTGGTCTGTATCGTCAGTACGCCCATTTCGCCAGTATCGGTGGTCTGCTGCGTGGCAGGGTTGAATACCTGCGAGGTAAAACGGAGCTTGACACTCAATTTTCTTGATGTCGTGATGATGGTACGCTCCGAACCGTTCACAAGGTTCAGGATATAGCTGGTTGCCGAACTCGATCCGTCGCCACTTGGCAAGGCAATATCAAACAGGACGTTCGTTGCGAATGCTTCCGGGTTGCTGTTCCATTCATTATAACGTTCCTCATCGGCAAAGCCGCGAAGGTGGTAGTTCCCGTCTGTTTCCTTGTCCGTTGTCCGGGACAGATACCCGGCTTTGCTCTTGAACTGCTTTTTGATGAACTCTTCCACACGGGAACCTTTATACATTTCTGAAGACGTGCTCCACGGCACTTCTATGCTTTCAATCTCTTTATCCAGTTTTATCTTTGCCATAATTCACATTGTTTTATTTGTTACCGTCCCAATACTCATCCCCGTCCCAAGGTTTGTCCCCGTCCCAATATCCGCTGCCGAAGCAGCTTCTTACAGCCATCCAAACAAGCCGTGCCCCTTTGTAGATGGCCGATACCGCCCGCCGGCCGTAGTAGATGACTAGCACCTCTTTTTCTTTCACCACGATTCCCATACGCTATTCCTCCAATACGTAATACATGGTGTCCGGGTCTATGCGGTCACCAAGGTTTTCAAACTCGTTTTCTGTCAGCAGGACCGGGACGAAGCCGAACAGCTCCTTTCCCAGCTCGGATGCCGCCTCGGTCTTTTCCTCCGGAGTCATATCGCCCCATGCGGCAGCGCCTTTTTCAGCCATTATCATCCATGTGGCATCGTCTGTGCCCGGCGTTACGCCTTTGGTCTTGTCCTTGAGACACACGTAGGAGCTGCCCAAATGGAACACAAGGTCAAGCCGGTTGTATTCCTCTGGCTCTGCATATCGCCCGCGCGGGATGAAAGTCACCCTTCCCAATATTGTTTTTGCCATATCGCCTTTTATCCGTTAATTGTTAAACATAGTTCACCGTCATCCAACGTGAAAACAGGACCGGTATATTTGTCAGGGGTGGTACAGACGAGTTCCCCCTTGGCTATGTCGATGTCGAAGGCGGCGAACATTATATCTCCGCGGGCGAAAGTGCCGGTGTCGCGGTATTCGCCGGTTTCTTCATCCCACACCCACCAGTTGCCGTTTCCCCCGATCTTCGCCGGGTTGTCGGCGTAGGCTTGTGCGCGATCCGCTTGATTTTGCGCAGCCGCAGCCGCTTCTTCCGCTTTCTTTGTGGATTCTTTAAATCCTTTCTCGCGGGCAGTTTCCGCTTCGGCACGTTTGTTCTCAAACAATATGCGGTCGTTCTCCTGTCGTTTACGGATGTTTTCATTACCGATTCGTGCGTTTTCATTGCTGATGCGTGTTTGTTCATTGGACGACACCGTGCGGTCGGTATCCTCCAGCTTCGCGATCATCTCCGCAGCCGGGCGTTGCAATTCGGCAATCTCTTCGGGAGTAAAATCCTTCAGGTGGGGAATAAGCATGCGCACCTCATCTTCGGTCAGGTCTTCGAAACGGAGCTTGATGTCGGCTATGTCAACCAAAAGCCGCCATGTGGTGTCGGGGTCGGGAATATACTTGTACTCAATGCCGGTCTCTGTTTTGCGGAATTCCGGCGTCTTGCCCTCTGCGACTACTCCGGTGCCGATGTCTCCCACCCACCATACGCCATCCCGGATGGAAGGTTTCAGGCTGTCAGACACCGCCGCCTTGAACAGCGCAACCGATATACGCCCGTTTACCCCGGAAGACAGGACCAGCAGTATGTTATCATTCCCGCCGACACCGGACACAGGGGTAAAATCCTTTATGTCTATATCATTCATCCCTTGCGACATGGCGGTATCTGTTTATGTTTTCCGATATAATCCTTCATGGAATCGGCAAATACTCCGGGGAACAGGTCTATGCTGCTTAATATGGTGTCCACTTCGGTATCGTCAAGCTCGGTTTCCCCGGTGGAGCGAAATATCTTCTCGGCAAGCACGTGCGCCGATATTCCGGGAATGTTCCTGTAGATGGAATCGGCATACTCTTCCGCTATGTCCCGCTCCACAACCATGTCCTTGCGTATGTTTGCATACATCGGGAATTTTCTAAAATTTATTTTCATAATCTCTTTCTTAAATTGATAAATACATTTCATTCCAATAATATCCGTCATACATAAAGCCCCGGAAATGGTTGTCCTTGATCGATGTCGAACCGACCGGATTTCTGTTGTTGGCTTCCCGTATGGAACCGCTCATGGTTATATTCCCGGTATTGGCAGGCTTGATGAATACAATCTTCCCCTTCCACATGGTTGCGGAAGAAGGCAGGCTGACAGTAATCGAAGAAGTATTCTTACATACAATCAGATCATCGCTGCTTTTGACAGTATACGAGGATGAAACCTCAATCGCATTAAGTGCCAATCCGTTTATCCGGACGAACTCTCCGCTTCGTGCAACAATTTCCGCGTTGCCTCTTGACTTCAACGCGTACCCGAAGCCGCCGGCGTTACATAGCAGCTCCAAGGCAATGGACAAATTACTGGAACCATAAGTGCTGAAACTTGCCGCCGTCCTGCCATCGGCACGGGCAGCCAAGAATGCGCTGCTTGAAGGGTCGTTCAGCCGGAGGAAGTTATATCCGCTGATCTCGAATTTAATGGAAGCATTGTTCCCGGATACCGACAAGGAATTATTCGAAATCGTAAACCCGCCGATAGTACCTTTACTCACATCAATTGACCCGTTGATTCCATCCAGCGTAAGCGTGCCGCTCTGCGACTGCATCTTCTGGCTCTTGAACATGAACCCGGCAATGTTGGCTCCGTCAATCAGGGCGGTATCCATCGCCACGAAGCTGAACTTGTTGGACTGTTCCCAATAAGAGGTGTTGGTGGGGGTGGCAGAACCGGAATATCCGTACGGCTTGACAATATAGGCATTGCCGTTATATATCACGATATCGCGGTATTCGCTGTTGTAAACATAAGTCTCGGACGATTTGTATGTGCCGCGGTAGCGCGGCATGGAACCCGAAGGTCCGCGGTCGCCGGCAGGACCTTGCGGACCCTGTGGTCCGCGGTCCCCATCTTCTCCGTCCGATACTATCTGCGCATAAGCCACACACTCAATGTTGCTGAACGGTTTTGCCACAATCTTATAATACTTGTACGAAGAGGACACGGAGACCGTGAATGTGGTCGAATAGGAAGAACCGGTGGCATACTGCGACCATGATTCGTTATCGTTACTCCGGTATATGTACCATTGGGCGGACTCTGCCGCCTGGGTATTATTACTGTTCTTGTAACAGGTGCAGACAAAAGATGAAGGGTCCAGTGAGCCTGTTATCTTCTGACCGATGGTCATTTGGGCAGGAGATATGCTATAATAGCAGGCGTCTTCACCGGGTTTGCCATCTTCGCCGTCATGCCCAGGCTGCCCGGGCTTCCCGTCCTCGCCGTTTGTCAACACGGGAATCGTTTCACGGTCTACAGGTTGTCCGTTGCAATAAAGGGAAAATGTAATGCTTGTGCCGGCAGACGTTACGGAGAGCGGACTTCCGATGGCGTAGGCAACCTCTTCCCCGTCATCAATCTTACGCATCATGGCATAACCATCCGGCAGGACGGTTACACGTACAGGCGCATTCTTCCCGTCCGTCTTGCGGAGCACGCACGTAATGGAAGACACGGAACACGAACCGTCCGAATTCTTTTTGATGGAGCTTTCAGAAGGGAGCAGGTCGTAAATGACAGCAGGGTCCCCGTCCGTCAGCTTCGTGATGCCGAACTGCACCGGCTTGGAATATTGTTCACCGGCAAACGTGGCGTATGCCCGTACCGGGATGGTGATAACCCTGCTGCCGGGCACTGCCGGAATAGCGGTGACGGTAATCACGCCTGTTTCCACATCTTTGGATACACTGACACCCTCAGACGCTTCCACTTCTATCCTGTCCAATCCAAGCCGGCGCGTGCCATACCACATGCTGACAACAGTCGTGCAGGGCAGTCCGTTCAGCACGTTGCCATAGGTGTCGCAATGTACGGCGCACATTTCGTTTGACAGGTCCGCCGATATGATGTTCCATCCGTTTTGGTTGACATTGATGGTATAGGTTTTCAGGAATGATGCGTTTCCTTCGCAGTTCACTGTGATGCCGATGCTCATGCCGCCAAGGTCGGTCAGCCCATCCACAATGACAACCCCGTTCTCCACGTGCGCAGTGCAGCCGACAGGCTCGATTGACACCATGAACGCGCCGGCTTTCAAGGTTTCCGAGTAAACCAGTTCCTTTTCGCCCTTGAAAGCCTGCACGCGGGTGGAAAGGCGGAAGCCGGTCGCCACCACATTCTCTTCTCCGCCTATTACGTTCCTGCCGCCTGCGGTCACATTCTGCACGGTCTTTGCCCCGTTGATGATATTGCCCTCTTCGTCCACCGTCACAACACCCTCGTAGCTGGACAGGTTGACGCTGTATGCAGTGAGCTGGTCCACCTGGTCGGGAGTGAACTGGATATGCACGCCGGTCATGTAACCGTTCTTCTGGAACGTCCCGTGACCGTGCATCTCCATGCCGCCGATGGTAGTGCCGTCCAGCAGCCCGGACTGGTACATGATATGTTTGTCGGGGTCAATCTGCCAGGTATCCACTCCCTCCAGGATACGCTTGTAGTAGCGGTTCTCGTAGGTGATGGACTGACGCTCCTTGTCGGTAAAATTGCCGTAGGCGAAGAAGTTCATCCCGGGCATGGGGTGTACGCCGGTGCCCACTTGCAGGTTGTATTCGAAGCTCATCAGCCCGGCTTTGCTTTCAACAATCCGGGTGGGAGTAAAATATGAAGTGGCAAAGCCGGAGTATCCCATGAAGCCGTTCTTGTCGAACAGGGTCTGCTCTTCGTTGCTGCCTTCCAAATTGTGGAAGACGCCACGACAGATGTCGTTGACGTGCAGCGTTCCCCACTGGTCGTCCAGCAGGTCAAGCGTGGCAATGCGTTTTTCCCTGTCTACGGTCTTAATGGTACCGTAAGCAAATGTGTTTGCTTTGTCACCGGCTATCACATCAATGCAGTTGAATGTGATTTTGGGAACAATCAGCTCTTCACGGGCAAGAATCCTGTCTATTTCAAGGATTGATTTCCCGTTTTCATCAAGCCACATGGAGGCGCCACGTCCGCCGAGCATGCCGGTAACGAACTTGCCGATACGCAAGCCTTTCATGAAAGTGATAATCCCTTGTACGACATCATCCTTTTTCTTACTGATGAACTCAGTGAGCGAGCGCAAAGCCGAGAATGCATTATTGTCGGTAGCCGGTGTGGAATCATTTCTTTTAATCAGATAAACCCCACTGCCCCAACCGCCTGTATAAGTCTGACCTTTCAGGGTAAGAGATTCTATCTTGCCTTCGAGGTCCCCTATACGCGAGTAGGCTGCCGTCTCCCCTACTGTATAAATCGGAGAATCATAAGGATAGTCAAGATTAAACTCGTATCCGATAACCCTTGACTGCCTTCCGTTCTCAAAATAAGCCTTATTGATTAAGTTAACCTTCTGACCGATGCCGTAGAGATTGTGCACTCCGTCCTCACTGTATGCGACATCCGACATCATCTTACAGTTATATGTAGAAGGGTCTATCTTGGATTTGGCTACAGCTTTCTCCGCTTCGGCTTTCAGCTCTTGTTCGGCGGCACCCACAAGCCCCAGTTCGGTTATTTTCGTACTGTCCCAACCGGATAGAATATAAGTATCCCCATTCTCAGGAATAAGCACTCCGTCCGGAAGCGGTCTGCCGTAGTTCTCATTTCTGACTATTTCCCAAAGTTGTTCATTCTTATTGTCAGGGTCGAATGTCACAGCGAATTCCATACCATTCAACTTGCCGGATTGGAAAATGATTTTCAATTCCTCACCGGGAAGGATATAGTCCTTTGAGAAGGTAATGCCGGTATCCTTGAAGCGGTAGGCATTCCATTTTTCCTCGGTGGTTGTGCCGTCCTCATTCTCCACCTTGTCTGTCACCTCAATAGTTGTGACATCCGACATGGTGCCGACCCTTCGGGGATAGACTTCATCGAAGATAACCACTTGTTCAATGGCTTCCTCGGTAGTCATATCAGGATAAGCGTCTATGTACGGAGTTCCGTCGGGCAACATTAAGCGTTTTTGCACAACGCCGTTCAGCACTACAGTCTCATCAACGGGGCGGTAGTCAGATGGGATATTCTTTGTTGAGCCGAATGCATAGATTCGGGTGGCGTAGGTCGATTGGGAATCGGAACGTGACATCTCTACAACGTTCACCCCGATTTCAAAGTTAACCGCATCGCCAGACTCACAACGTCCGAAATGGATGATGTTTTCAGTCACCCAACATTCGCAATCCCATTTCTTCGCCATCTCAAAACAGGCGTCAAGGATGTTGATGTTGTCATAAGTCATCAGTAGCGCCTTATTCTCTACAGTGCTGTCAATGGAGAAAACAAAATCCTGACCTTTATACGCATAACCAAGAGCTTTCAAATTTCTAAGGACTATACCGGCTTGTACGTCAAGCGGGGCAGTCAGATTCCAGGACGCTTCCTGCCCGGACACTTCGGGGGTATATTTAAAGATTTTGTTTTTCCATTTCCAGTAGTGGGCGTCAAGTCTTAATTCGTAATCGTAGCCTGCGTTATCGGTGTTGAATGCGGGCTTCTGCAAGTCGCACACCTCGAACAGCCCGAAGTCGCACTCCACGTATGAACCAAGTTTGAAATATATAGGATTTTCCAAGGAGAACTTTAACGTGATGTGGTCCTCCTTCATCAGAGTGAACTTACGCTTGCAGCCTTCATTAACAGGAGTTGTAAGCAGGATAGCACCGGATATGTCTTTGATGTCGATTTGTTCCATGTCTTCAAAGTTCGGAGATAAAAAAAAGAGTGCCCAATTTTGAGCACTCACATACACGACAATAGAGCCAATGTCGTGAATTAGGTTCTGTTTGCCGGATTCGGTTCGTTGAACTTGGCTGAAATTTTTCCAAAAGTTAGGTCTAAACTCTGTGCGTAAGTGATACTTTTGCCGAGATAAATCAGATGATAAATCTCGCTACTATTAGCCGGGACTTGAATATCAACCTTGCCTTTATAAAGCTCATCGAAGAAAGCTTTTTTCTTTGATTGATAATCGGACCGAGAACTACCCTCGATAGCAAACGAAAGAGTTATTTCCCTTTCATCGACTTTAGGATTATTGATTATCACACGTTTTCCATGTTCCAACCGGGACTTATTTTCTATAAATTCTTTCATGGGTGATGATGCTCCAAGTACATCAAGAAAGCCCTCTCCCATTCTTACCCCCCATGTTGTGTAGGCGTCTTGGGTATTTATCAATAAATCTGACATAGTTTATAATTTAGATGTATTGTTTTTCACTTCTGCCATATCTTTCTGAATTTGAATGATTGGTTTTACAATAGCTCCTGTATTTTCCGAAATCTGTACCAATTCAAGATAAGATTGTGCTATCAAATCTCGCGTATCATCAGCGATATTCCTTGTTTCCGTATTTATGGAAAGTAGAGCATCTGCTTTTACTGTCAGTAGATTAAGTGATTGAGATTGAATAATATTCTGATTCTTTATCTCTTCTCCTGCAATCTGCAATGCTGTAAACCGCCCGTTCAACTCTTCGCCGGTATCTTGACTCATTACCTGAAAGCCTTTGGATGAAGCTGACTGCGATGTTGATTCTTGCGAAATTTTATCATATCCGGTTGCTGCGGCAAGCTCGTCACGCAGTTTCATGGCTTCTTCAATGTAGCCCATATACTCAGCATTCAGCGCATTTCTTTCGGATTCCGTCAAAGAACCATCCTCCATACCCTTTGCGAATTTCTCATACCACTTCTTTAGCTTGTCCTGATAGAGTGCGCCTACCTGCTCGGAGAGCATAGCTCGCATGAAATATTCCGATATGTCTTCGGCAGCATCTTTGGATGATGCTTTCATATCCATTAAGGTATCTATAAAGTTACTGTACACACCATCGAATGTGGTTTGTGTAAGCTGCTCGTTTATCTGATTATGAATTTCCTCAATGCGTTCTTCCCCATCGATAATTTTATCAAGGTAATTTCTAACATCCTCATCTAATTTAGCCCAAAAAGTAGGTGCTTCCGATTTAAGTCTCTCCAATTGTTCGGTAGAAAGGTCAAACAGGCTTTCCATTCTTCCGGTTGAGATTTCTTTAAACCACTGTTCGTCATTAAGAGCTTTGCGCGCTTCTTCCCATCCCTGTTCGGACATTCCCTTGCGAATTCGCACACCTATGGAGTGGGAACCGGCTGATGAACCTGCGTTCAGTCTTTCTTTACCAAGAATACGGTAACTCTCAATACTTTTTTCCGCCAATTCTAAGGCTTCCTCTCCTACCTTATTAGCTTCAGCCCCGTAAGATGTGTTGATGTATTCCAACTTTTTGTCTATCAGTTCATCCCAAATATCGTTCAATAGGCTATATTGCTCTACCATCTCGTTATAATGGGAATAGTCTGCACCGAACAGACCGTCAAGGGCAGACACAACAGATGACATTCCACTGACAGCACTCATGGCACCACCCACAATGTCACCGGACATAATTTGACCGACACCGGCGGCTGTAGTACCCAATCCCCCTAAAGCATCGGTAATTCCTGTTATAGCGGAATCGCTGGCACCGAATATATTGGCGATGTTAGTGCCGAACTCACCCAACGCAGGAGCAAAAGACGTTACGGCATTTCCTATATCGGTGATGCCTTGACCGACTTTCTTGGAATCGTTGCCACCCTTTTTTATGGCTTTTATCCCTTTCTCCAGGTCAGAGACGAAAGCCTGCCACGGTGATTTGCCTTTCAGCTCATCCTTTAGCCCCCTGATTGCATCCGTTACATCCTTTATGGAGATTTCACCCTTTTCTATCTTTTCAATATCCTTATCAGTGAATCCGAGTGCTTTCAATTCGTCAAGTGTAACATTCGTTCCGTCACTTTCCTTTGTACCAGACATGTACTTGACAAGTGTTTCATACTTGTCAATAATAGTCTGAATGGCGGATACCGATTTATTGCCAGCGTCTTCAAAGAGGTCTGCCATTGCCTTTGCGGAGTGACCAAACTGTTCATCCAGTTGTTCTACAGCCTGATTCTTTTCGGCTACCTTGATAGCGTATTCAGGACTATCTGTGTGCAGCTTGGCTATCTCATCATCATACTTCTGCACAAGGTTTTTTCGTTTCTCTTGATAGTTGCCAAACTCGATGAAGTATTCCTGCCAAGCCTTTTTGTCGGATTCAAACTTTTCTTTATTCAAATCGGAAATTGATTTGTCACGCTTACTTTCTGCCTGCGAATATGAAAGGGAAATCTGTATAAATTGTTCCTGAGTAAGTTTTCCACCATTGGCTTTTGTCCATTCCTGTTCCTGCTTCCGAATAGCGTCCAGTTCTTTCTGATAGTCCAAGTCAATCTGAGCCAGTTTCTTTTCTGTTCCATCAGCCATGAGGTTGATTTCATCCTGCTGGTTCTTACGGCGGAGGGAGAGAAGTTGTTCGGCAAGCTGTTCTTGCTGCTTAAGTCGGTTTTCGGCTTCTTCTTGACGTCTTTTCCTTTCTTTTTCACCAATCTTTGAAGAATCTTCATTCGGGTTGAATATCAAATCATTGACATCTATGTTTTGTGCTAATTCATTTTGAGATTTATTTAGCTCGTATATATCACGTCTAAGTTTAGCAATGCCTTCATCTATTTCTTCGACCTTACCCAAAGCTGCACCAACCATCATTTGTCGACCTGCATATATATCGGGATTTGCCTCTCTGTCTATTTTATTTCTTAATTCAATCTGTTTGTCAAGTTTTAGTTGCGCATTTTCTCTTTTAGCATATTCTTCTGTTATTTTAGCCTCATTTTCCAATATTTTTTTAGCATTCTCTGTCATTTTATCCTGTGCAGCCCTCGCACGTGCAGATGCAATAATCGAAGAAGTAAGTCTTGCATAAGCGTCAGCTGCCTTTCCCGTTAGAATTTCTTCTTCTGAAAGATTTTTGAAGAAATCAGGATATGATTTTTGTAGCTCATCAACAGCTTTTTTTCTTTCACGAATAGGCTTTGAAGCATTTTGAGTAGCTTTATATAATAATTCCAACTTTGTTATTTCAGATTGAGCATTTTGAACTCCTTTTAATTGGACGTCATTTAGTTGTTGTTGAATATCAACAAGAGGTTTCATGACATTCTTAGCATTAAACAGCCCTGCAACCCAATCCACCGCCTTATCGCCATAAAGAGTAAGCAGTGTAATACCAACCGTTAATGCAGTCTGCCATGAGAATAAAGAAGAGGCAACCTGTTTCCACACCGGAGTAGCAGACTGCCCCGATTTTTTCAACAAATCATATTCGATACGTGCACGCTTAATTTCATCGGCTAAAATTGGAAGGTTGTTAGAAATGGCAGAAAAAAACACTTTCGGACCGTAAGCCAAAGAAGGAAGTTCGCGTCCTACTTGCTGGATAGACATACTAAGTCCGTTCCACTGCTTGCCATAATTACCAACATTGCGTTGGTGATTGCCTATTGTCGCATCAAGCTCCTTAATTTTTGCGTCAGCTTGATTAATGGAAGTAAGGAGTTCTTTTCCAAAAGGAGAATTACGCTCTTCTTCCGTCAGTTCACGATAAGCAATTCGCATCCTTGACAAAGACTGCGACAGCCCTTTCATAGAAGTGGAGGCAACATTATCCAACTTGACATTATTATTCAGAGTTTGCCGTATCTCTGCCAAAGCCTCTTTGTGCGTCAGCAAGGAATTGTTTAGCTGTTCAAGCCGTTTTTGTTGAGCAGAAGACAAGGAAGAATAATCACCTTGTGACTTGTTGATTTTCTTGATTTCAACATTAATCAAACGGATAGCGTTCATTTCATCTATCATTCTCTTGACATTCTCTTCTCTTGTGCCAAGAATACCGTTTATCTCAGTTCTCAGGTCATCATAAGCCTTTGCTTGTGCTTGAATGCTTGCTGTTTCAGCTGTGTTTGTTTGTGTTGATGTATTTCCACTCTGTGTTGGAATCCCTGCTGGTTTAGAAACTTGTTCCTGCGCTTGAACAATCTTTTCAGTCGCCTTATTGATTCGGCTGGTTGAAAGCATGATTTTCGCTTCCGCTGCCGCTATTTTATCCACCAATACATCATATTGCCCAAGCAAAGAGGTAAGTTGTGATTGCAATCCTTTCGCTATATCAATATCCACTTTAATATTAATACCCATCAATGCTTTTTTGACATTTTCTATCTCGTTCTTCAGTTTGCGCAACTTCTGAACATCACTGTCTACATTTGAAATAATGCCTGCCATATCTATAATTTTTTTTCTATTTGTCTACCTGCATACAAGATACCATTAGTCATAATAACTTCAAACCCTTTACTTTCGACATAGCTTGCATAAGGCTGACCGTTAGCCAAATAAAGCCCATCCTTTGATTTTTCGGAATAAATCAGAAGATTCTCTGTATTTCTTACCGCTTCGGAATGAGAACCGTCTGATTCCACCCACATATCTACTATTTTCCCATTACGGACAACACATCCCCCATTTGCATTATTCAAGTTGCCAGTCCTATTTTCATAAGTCTTGTTAATCTTCGCATTTCGGGTGGCGTCTCTCCCTATTTGAGAAAGGGTATTATAATATCTATCGTCTACACTTTCAAGTAACTCATCTAATCCAGATGTATCTCCTCTAAACTCCATTATTTTTTCATTTGTGCTAAATTCGACAAATACAAGTTATCCAGCAATATTTCAAGTATTTGATATGCGACAACGGAATAATTGTCGTGAAATAATTGGAAATGATTGATTTTTGAGATATTTTTGCAAACGTTTAAGTTAATAAATGTACTGTCATGAAAAATACACTGCTTCTGATATTGTCAATATTTGCTTTTTCAAGTTGCAATAAGTCATATAAATATGTGGAAACGGTTAAAGAAAAGTCATTATTCAGCAACTCTTACAATGAGAAGGAGGAGGAACCTAAGACGATAAGCTCAAAGAATGATTCCCTTGCGTATTTAGAAGCATATCAAAAATTTTGCATTTCTCAAAAAGTTTATAAAGATATGACTAATCAAGGAATAGAGTTTGTTAATATTCCGATAAAATTCTCACTGTACAACTCAAACGGTGAAAAAGTAAATCCGTATATAAACCAATCAACCCTTGACAATATAAAAAATAATGTTATGTCTTTAGATGATAACATTGGAAAAACAATATCGGACATAAAAAAAGAAAAACAAAATCCTATTGATTCTATAACAGTAAAAAAAATATCCTCTTTATTTACATTTAACAAGGACGAATTTGACCCACGTGAACTAACATGGATTAAACCAAAATCTGCTCCCCAATATACCAACCAGAATGGAATATATTGTTATTTTATGAAAGATATTGATGGGGTATCAAACTTTAGACTCAGAATACAATATTATTCTGACGATTGGTTATTCATTCGCAAATATCAATTTTCTATTGACAATAAAGCTTATGAATTTATCCCCAATAATGTAGAAACTGATTCAGGTAATGGAGGATATATATGGGAATGGTGTGATGAAAATATCCATTCCAATAATGACATTGAATTAATAAAGGCACTTTCTAATGCTAAAACTGCAAAAATAAAATTTATTGGAAGGCAATATCACGATATAAAAACCATATCACAAAAACAGATTAAAGGAATAAAAGATGCCGTAAACTTATATCTCGCAATGGGAGGGAGTTTGTAATATTCATATTAAGCGCACCCCAACCTAATGAGGTGCGCATTATTATTTAAGCAGCATCTTTACCTAAGAACTTCTCTACAAAGTAAATCTGCCCTTTGCCAGTAACTTTTGTAGTAGTAGTTACCAATACAGAACCATCCGGCTTAGTGATTGATGTTTTCTTCAATTCAAAAAGCCCCAATTTCATGGCTTTCTGTGTCGGTTGATTGTAGTAGTCACCTTTTTGGCAAAGGTAGCCGTTTTCACGCATCCAGCTAAACAAACGGTTCTGACCGATATTCACTCCATTTTGTTGCAGTATCTTTGCTAATTCAGCAACCAAGCAAGAACGTTGAGAAGTTGAAACGGCATCGGCAAAAAGGACTTTAGGTGCATCTTTCTGAATCTTCTGTTCGGCTTCGATACGCTTCTGTTTTTCTTCTTTCAAGTTGGTTGCAAGCTGAATCAGAAAATCGGGTGAGGTCAAAGCCTTTTCAAGTGTATCGCTGGTCATGTATGCACCATGTTTGCGGATTGAGGGCAAAACTTCATCGCAAACCCAATCTTGGAACTTTTCGGCATCCGGCAATTTAGATTTCATAGTTAAACGATAAACCTCGCTTTCCTTGCCGTACTTTATGTCTTGTACACCGCCATTTGTGGGGGTCGGCAAAATAACGACCCCTTTACAGTGTTGATTTACAGCATCGGCAGGGCTGCTATACCCAAGGGCTTTTGCAACATCTGCCAAACAAAACAACGGTTCTTCATTCTCATTCATAGCAATTCTTACTTTTCCGAACTGCTCATTTTGGAAAATCTGAATATTATTCATACTTTTACACAGTTTTAAAAATTGAACCCCACCAAAGGACGCTCCTAACTTCATCCGATGGCGGGGTTTATACTTTTCAGCTGTTAGGATAGCTGCGTTATTTCTGTTTGCGAATTTACCACTAACCGATTGCGTGACCTAAAAAGTGTCGTGCGTAGTCACGGCAATCAATCTATTGTCGTAAATTCGTTGCAAACTTATCTTATAATCGTGTGAAAGAAGAATTAGCGCCCATTGGGTTCGTGACATCAAAGCTATTGTCACAAAATAATTGGCGGTTCTCTAATTCTATGCTGTTTCATACTCATTTCTTTAATACTTCATCAATCATATTACGAAGTTCTTTTAATTCTTCTTCGGTCAATCCGTACACATTACCCAATGCAGAAGGTTTCTCTATTTTAAGAGCGTATTTTACCCCCCCCTGTTGCTTTTCTATTGGTATGATACCGATACTAAATCGTTTACTCATTTCTTGTTACTTTTAAGTTTATTACTATGTTTCTAATCTCTGATTTGGTAGCTTGATTTGGCGGTGGTCTGATATTGAGGTTCATAATCGTGTTAATAAGCCATTGCATCATATACCACACTAAGTTTCTCGTAAAACTCTTGTTCTGCTTCTTTGCTCATTTTGGCTCTCATAAAGTCCCTACAAGCACGGACAAGTTTCACGAACAAAACCTTTTCAATCGGTTTATATGTTCTTATATCATTGATACCTAATGTAGCCGTTTTAACTCTTGGTATATAACTGTTGATGATACGGTAGTGACTGTTTTCTAATATCTTACCATTGGATTTAATACCGTTGAAATAGTATTTGCCTTTTACTTTTGCTATCCAATCATTTATCAGAATATTTCGGAAGCGTTTTTCTTTATCGTCTTGAAAAGGATACACACTTCTATCACAATAGACTCTTGTAGCCGAAACAAGCTCTAAAAATACAACTTCATTAAATGGCATATAAGGTTGAAACTCTTTACATAATCTAATCAGTTGTAGTTGCTGCTTTATGTTCAATTTTTCAAAATACATTTTTGTATTCATAATTTCTATATTTTATGTGTTTATACTATCTTTGTGACTAAATTCGTAGTGCGACATAATCGCATTATGTGTTTATACTATTTTGAGCGCATTGCCTGTGAAGGTGGTGCGCTCTTTGCTTACCACTGTTTTACCTGTTCTTTCAATTCATCATATTTGCCGTTCATCAGCATTTCAACTTCACGATGAAAGTTTATATCAGTCAGACGAAACTCTACTAAAGCACGCTTGTACGCATCGCCCTTTTGATGAGTATTAATAAGGCGCATCATCTGTGTGCTATCCAAACCATACTTGTTTTTGCGATTAAGGTTTGTAACCCTGCGTATATCGCTTTCTCTTAGTTCAATTGTTGCCATAATCAAGCTATCTTTATAAGGTTGCACTTTTTGAAACATCTATACTCTTCTTTTTCAGTGTCCCAATACACTTGCAGATTATCATTCAGTTTTCTGCCTGTACCTTTCACCTCACCGATAAGATTCTCTTTGAGAGTGCCAAAGGCTTGACGTAACGTGCCGTCAGTCTTTTTGAAGTAGAACTCTACTATCTTCACTTTCATCTCACCTTTCAACTTCAAATTAGCCCATGCGCATTTTAACGCTTCACTCATTGAATAACCGTTCTTGCGAACAAACTGCCATGCTAAACTCATGACCTCTTTCATCTGACTTCTAAATTTTGTGCTCATACTACTTATGTTTTATGTGTTAATACTATTTTGTTGTACTTTCATGATGCAAACATACTACTTTAATAGTATAATCCAAAAAGAAAAGAACTATTTAATTAGTATATTAACCTTATTTAATACTATTATAATAGTACAATACACAAAGAGACGTACCTTTGTATAAAATTAAAGTACACGATTATGAATCTAAGAATTACCGAACACTGCAAAATGCAAGGCATCACCTTACAGGAATTAGCTGATAAAATGGGGGTAGCCCGTTCGACATTAGCTAATACATTATCAAAAGGCAATCCTACCATTGAAACCCTATCCAAAATAGCGGACGCTCTCGGAGTTGAAGTAACAGACCTATTTGAAAAATCTTCCGATGAAGTTATAGGAGTTGTCCGAATTGGAGATAGCACTCACGTTATCAATAGTAAGGAGGATATTAAGAAGTTAGCGGAAAAATTATAAACTTAACTTAATAAAATAAGGAGGTAATACTATGAGCGAAAAAAAATTCAAAGAATCTGATGTAGTAATAAATACACAAAATGGGAAGGAGTATTATATTACTCAGATAGAAAAAGTGTATGATGCAGATTTAAAACATTCAGTTCCTACGGGATATGCTGAATGCCGTCCTAATAATTTAGATGATAATCTGCCCGATTATAATAGATTCACTATTGACATTTTAGAACTAAAAAAATAAAAATATGGAAAAGAAATATATTATAAAAGGAGTTTTAAATTCTTCTGTGCTATCTTTAAACTCTTATGGAACATACTGCTTAACAAATATTTCAGATATATACCACGAGGCAGAAAAAATTAAATTCTTTGATTCAAAAGAAGATGCGGAAAGCTACATTCTACAAAATAAACTTTCCCCAGTCACCATATTGGAAATTTTCATATAATAGTAAAGCCGGATTCCTCCGGCTTTAACTTTACTTTACCCATTAGCATTTCCCATATAAGTCTTACGAGAAACCTGCTTATTCCAACTCGTTCCATTCTTGTTGAAATTTCCCAAGTACCGCCCTGTAATCCGATTCACAAGATTATTAGGATTACTTGCATCACTTCCATAACGTCTTTCTGCGATTCTATTCGCTTGTCGGGCTATTTCCCAACCTGATTTAGTTTTTCTTCTTTTGACTCAGCTTTTAATTTCAAAAAGTTAAACAATATAATTTCGCCATATCTATTTCTTTTTCCTACGATTAGCCAATTCCTTACCACTGATTCTATTCACTTTCTGACCACCATATACTGCGTGTAATTTATCCCGTTGCATCATCAGCAGATTCCGATAAGGGATAATCTCAAACACTTCTGTATAACTCAGATGCAACGTGTCAATCAAATGGGCTATCTGCCCGAAGAACGTTGTGTTTCCTACTGTTTCGGTTTTGCTGCCAGCATCGACACGTTCCTCATCGAGCTGACACACTGAAAAGCCGAAATATCCATCATAGAGAAACAGACTTCCAAGGCATCTTTGACTTCTTCAAAAGTGCCGTTCTCCAATTCTTTGACCAAACTATCATTCCCGCAGATGAAGCATGAAATACCTTTCAGCATATCTTCAGTAGCTTCAGTAAGCTCTTTAATAGCCTCCATGATATTATCTCCTCGCAGGGCGATATTGGAAAAATGATGAATGGCACGACAGATAACTTTAATTGTAGGCGGTTTGATGGTATAAACGATTCCACCTATCTCTACATTTTTAAAATCCAGCCCTAACAAGGCGTCAGAAACCGTTTTTGCTGCTTGATTCATATTCTTAAACTAAAAGAGGGAATGGCGCATATCCATTCCCCCGGTTATCACTCTTGTACTTTTACCAATGTTATCTCTTTTTTAAGAGTGGTATCAACTTCAGAAGGAGTGGTTTTAATATCTCCTGACTGAGTGACGTACCCCACTTTCGACACTTCATAGTGAACGGTAGCTCCAGCATTCACCTGCTTTGACTTGACCGTTACACCGTCCAGCTTTACGGTCGCATCGGAAGGAGTAGGTACAATGGTTACTATAGTTCATGCCTGCAAAGCTTTAATCTGCCCCTCTTCGTAGTTATACTCAGAAGAAACACCTTCAATTCCCGGTTCCTGCACCAAGCCTTTTACAGCGATTGCAATTGCCTTATCCGTATTGGCTTCACGGGAAACAATACGGCATTTTGGGAAGATGAACCAGACATCATCATCGGTCAGACAGAACAATGCTTTGTTGATAATAACTTTATCCAAAGCACGCTTCCAACCCACATCTTTAGATGTTGCCTGAATAACATCGCCACCCATGAACGCTTTCTTTGTCTTCCAGTCATATTGTCCGATAGAGAAAGTGGGTGATACTTCTCCCGGCACATCATCGAAACGGTAATTCTTTCCCGTTAATTGGTTCTTGTACCCAGTGACGGAGGCTTCCGTTTCCTCAATCTGCCACGTTTCCCCGTGTACATTCAAAACCTCATCTTTCGCTTTGATAGCGGCTTGAATCAAAGTCTTTGCGATTTCGGGGGTAATGTCTGCCGTTACCTTATCAATATCGGCAAACAAGATTCTTTTTATTCCTACTGCTGAAATCATAATCCTATAATTTTACATTTATTACTTTAAATAAAATTCTCACATTCACGTAATGGCATTTCAAAGCTGTATCCGCTTCCGTGCCAATTGATTCGATAGAGTAACGATAGGTTGTACCGTCATAGGTACTTACTACATCATCAAGCAGCTTGCCAGCCTTTCTTTCAAGTTCGTTAAGCCGGATTGTGTTCGCTTCATTCTCGCTTAAATTGGGTACACATAGATTCACTTCTGCGAAAGATTTCTTCCAATACTTTCCCGGCTGTTGTTTCTTCGTGTGGATGACAATCCTTTCGGACTTCAATTCACCCGTCAACGTTTCACCATCAGGCACTATATCTATTCCGAAAGCCTTGCAGTCCCGATAGAGAATGTTTCCTATGTCGGTAGTTACTATCATTCCACAATCTCCCAATCTTCTGCAAATACATCACTGATAGACGGAACCCATGAATCAGCGCGTCCGGTATTCTCGTTGTAGATAAGACACTGGCTTGTATAGTCAATAAATCCCTTACCTTTCAGAATAAGGTCTTTTGCCGATTGGGGAAGCGATTGCATCTTAGGGATGATGTCGCTTTCGATATGAGCTGGCACTTGTTTGAATACCATCAAACCTTTACCGTTCCAACCACTTCTACGAACAGCCCCACCTTGTTTTAACACTTCGATAGCATCACCGAAGCACATTACGGATGAATCGTCGGCTTTATCGTATGTTTTCTCAAAGATATCCGGCTTACAAGGATAAAACTCACCGTTTACTCCCTTGATGATGTAATCGCCATAGCTTGCAAGCATTTTGCCTTCAAGTGTTTCGATGTACACTCCAAGATAAGGCTCGTTGGTGTTGCCATGCTCATCTATACCGAAATCGGGATTGTGTTTCGGTACGGGAGTTCCACCCATGAAATCACATACAGCATCGAAATTATCTACTTTAAGCTGGACAGCTTCTATTACTACAGGTTTCTTTCTGTACTTCATAATTATAAGGATTGAATACGTTTAGATAATACCGCCTGATACCGAAGCATCAAATCATATTGTTCTCTCAGCAACTCACGTTGATTTGGGTCGGTGACAATAGTTTCAAACTTATCGGTCATAATAAATTCGTTCAGTTTATTACAGTGTTCAACCAATTCTCCATGCTCAATAGCTAAACGGTCCTTAAATGTATCAGCTACTTTGTATGCCTTTTCAAACACATCTTTAGGAAGCCATGATTCAACACCATCATCATATTTGGTATGATAACCTTCGATGGACTGTTCTTCCTTTGACAATCTTTCACCCACTGCAATAAGGCAGTTTTTGTCAGCTTCGCCCATTGTCATAGGTTCTGCTTCAATCTGTTTTGTTCCAATGTACTTTTTCATTTTTCAAATTCTTCTTTTAATCGTTTCTCCGCATATAAAGCAGCACTACTCAAAACATCATACCCTTTAGATTCTACGAATGATGCGTATTCCGCTTCGTTTTTCAATGTCAAACCGTCTTTATCGACATCGTAATCATTGGACGTTCTCAAAGTGAGTGTGTGGTCTTGATAATCGCCATGTTCCTCCGCGTACTTCACGGCTTCATCGCCTACATCAATCATCTTCTTTTCGACCTCCCATTCTCCTTCATCGAAAAAGGAGTCGACATCTGAGAAATCGAAATCTACATCCATAATTCCGAGTAGTTAAAGTAGTTTGTACTCTTTACCGTGTAGACTTCGCCTTGACCTCTTACGCCATCACCATCCATGCAACGTACTTCATCGCCAGCCTTGACAGTAATTCTTTTCTCACATACTACATGATAGTTAGGGCGATATACTGAGCCGTTTTCTGACTTAAACTCCTTGGTCGTGTTGTCATCACAACGGCACTTACATACCTCCTGCCAGTATTCACCACCGGTACCGGGAATAGGTCTGCCAAACTCATCCTTATCCATCGGGGTGATAACTTTTACCTGCAATATGTGTGGAGCGAATATCATAAGAAAGTCACTTTAGGTTTGTTACCCAGTTCGTCTTTCAAACCGTACTGTTTACACAGCCATGAGTACAATTTCATTAGGCTATCAACATGATTAGACCAAGACACAGAAAATCCGCTTTCGCTGACCGAAGATGGATTTTGTATCATCCACGGAATTTGCTTGGCACAAGCGACCTCTAATCTTGCCCTATTTTCCTCGGCAAAAGGTTCTTCGCCATCCAATCCCGTTCTTGAAAGTATATTTTCAACTACAAGATTAGACGGGGTGTTCTTATCAAATACGCTTAATACAAACTCCTTGTTACTCATGGCTGCTATCATTCAATATGGTGTAATCAGTTTACTATATGCGGTATAGCTATAATGCGTACAATGTTTAGATTTATAGATGTATCTGAACGGACATTTGGGAACATTAATTCGTACCCCTTGAATAGCTATTCCCTCTTTTATCAAACACATCATAGCCGGGTTATTTGCAACCAAAAACACGGGATGCGTCATGGTCAGTACAACACAATCAGCCGGAGCCGTTTCCAAAGTGATAAACTGAATATCTGGTAAATCAACATCAACGGATAGATTCATATATTCACACTTGGGAGATTCCACACTTGCTGCCTGCACGCTCAACGAAACCAAAGACATCATTAAAAAGCCACACATGGCAAAAATAAAATTCTTCATTTCTTTTCTGATTTATAAAATTAGACAATGGAAGGGTAGAAGCGCTACCCTATCCTTTTACTCGATACCTAATGCTTCTTTCAGTTTGGCTGTTGATTCTTCATCCAGTTCTGAAACCTTAGACAAAAGAGTTTCCTCTTTCATATTGCCGGAAGCCTGTACGCCGATGGACTTCAAAGCATCAACCAAAGTCTTTTTCTCGAACTCTTTCTCAAAGAGGGAGATTTTCACCTCCTTCTTTTCTTCAGGTGCTTTCACTTCGGGAAGTTTTGCTTCAACCCGTTCAGCGAGTTTACGACTCTCCATATCCAGCACACGGGCTTCCTCACCGACTTCAATCACTTCACCGGGAGTATAATACTTTCCGGTGAACTTGTCGCGGAAAACTGATATAACCTTTACTTTCATATCCTCCCCCCCCTTATGCTGATTGGATGGATGCAATTTCGCTCAAATCGAAATTGGTTATCAAATCTGGATTGGAAATCTGCGGAATCCACTCTGCCGTATATTCCATGTAGCGACCGTTTTTGTCACGGTAGTTGGAGATAAGCATCTGCCCCTCTGACGGGATATAAGTACGTCCTTGTACCGGGTCTGTCGCTTCATACGGGGTATGATGGCGCATATAACCAATGTTGTCAGAAGGCAACAGAGTAATACGGTTATCCGCGTAAATCTGCACGTTTTTTCCCGTCTGGTCTTTCACATAGTCCTCCTTGATTTCGATGCGAGGCAGACCGATGCCGGTGAACACTTCGGAAGCCAAAGAAGAGGAAACCAATCCCGTACTCAACTTCATTTCGTTGCTGCCGAGAATCATCTTGTACTGCTCACCAAATTCAGATGAACCAAGAATAAGCTTGTTGAAAGATGCACGGGTCATTATCATCTTGGCATAAATGCCATAGTCCGGTGCCAAGGAATGAAGTTTCTCTCTCAAATAAGAGATAAACATATTCTTTCCGTCCACAACCACATCTCCACTTTTCGGCTTGATAAAATTGAACGGAAGGGTAATCTCCAGCAGTTTATTATTGGTCTGACCGGAAGTGATTGCAGCGTCTTTGTTGTAAACGGTGGCTTCACCAAGCATCAACAGCGCACCGACAATAATATCCATACGCTTGTGGGCAGCAAGGGTAATCTGACGGTAGTCGTCTGCCAAGAAGTTTACAATCTCTTCCATTGCAGCCTTTTGGTCGGCTGGCTTAGCTGCATTGAACTTGTCAATCAAATCCTGCAATTCGGAAAGACGGTCAATAGACATCTGATAAGCATCACCCAAATAGGCAATCTCACCATATCCTGAACCGATATTCCTGCGTTCACGAATGGGTTTCTCTCCAAAACGTGAATTGATAGAGCCGGCCATAACTCCGGTTACAGAACCGATATAATCCTTGAACACACGAGTAGTTACTCTGCGGAAAGTAAGATACTGTTGCCAATAGATTGTGTCCTTGCGTGTCTGGTTCACACGTCTGATGATAGCGGAAACGATGTTCGCATCATCGAATAATGTTTGAATCGTTAAAAACATATCCTACCTCCTTACTCGTTAAACTCAAACCATCCCTTCATGTTGGCTTTATCGTTCTCAGAGAACGGCATAACCAATTTTGAAGGTTCAATCTCTGCGGCTGTACGAAGCAATGAAACCAATGTGATTCCGTCCTCAACCTTTGTACGGTTAAACAGAGCCGAATTAGCTACATGCTTTTGTTTTAAACCATCAACTGCAACCGCATTGAATAATACGGCATCTTTGGCGATATTCTCACCAAAAGCAGCCTTAATAGTCAATACATCATAACCGGCATTAGACTTATCAATTGCCGTTACTTCTGCACCTTTCTTACCGCTTCCGACAAACATACCCACATAAGCCAAAGAGTTCTTGGCTACTTTGATAGACAAAGCCTCTCCACCAGTGGTATAGGCTTCCGCAACTCTCACATTGATTACCGCATAAGCGAACTTGTTTTTCAAGTCCGCATAAATCGGTGTAAATCCGGGAAGAAAACTTCCCACTACTAGGTTCTGCGTATCAAGTTTGAACGGACCACGTCTACGAATACCGGTCTGGACATCGTAGCGTTCCTCTTGCTCAACGGGCGGAACCAAGTCATACTTAAATCCTGCTGACATAATTAATTCTTGTTTTGTTCAACAATAGTTTTCGTTCCCTCATCAATCATCTTGGCGATAGATTCAGATTCTTTCTCAATCTTCGCTTCCGCTGATTCGGGAGGGGTTACGCCTTTGAAGCCGTCATTTGCGAACTCCTGCTTCAAGTCCTTGAAGTATGCGTCCAAGTCCTCATCGTCCTTAATGGCGCATCGTTTGGCGTAGTTTTCGGGAATACCATACTCCTTTGCCTTTGCCAAAATCTGCTGGCTACGTGTTGCTTGAGCCTTTTCCGTTTCTAACTGTGTTAGCTTATCAGAAAGGTTCTTGTTGGAGTCAATTAAAGCTTGCGCCCATGCAGGCACATCGTCTTTATCCTCTTCCGTTTTGGTGGTTGTGGTAGTCTCGATTGGCTTACCGTCTTTAAGGTTATGCTTCTTCTCGTAGTTGGAAATTGCGGTCTTGGAAGCATCCCCAGCACGGAAATCACCATAAGAATTAAGCACGTCCGAAAAACCGATACCCTCAACAATGGAGTTTACCTTTGTCTCGTCCGTTACACCCTCTGCCTTCTTAGTGGCAATTCGGGTTAAGATAGCAGTGTCCACCCCAGTAAACTTCTGTTGCAGCCCTGCCAAGATTTGTTCTAAGATTGTCATACCGTATGAATTATTAAATTTGAAATTCAATTTACGGAAGTAAAAATACCACCAATGCAGATGATTAGTAAATATTTAAGCTTCCCATTCACGACAATGAATTGATTGTCGTGAATACGGTATAAAAGTAAGGAGGAAACAATTAAAGGGGAAATAATTAGGTTGTATAGCATTCACTAAGAAAAGGTTGTGAAGAAATCAATTTAAAATTCTATTTTTGCTGTAAAATAAAGTAACAGTATGGACTATATAAATAAAGGAACTTGTATTTTTTGTGGTAAAGATGTAACTCAAACGACATTTAAAGAGAAGCCACATACTATGCCAAAAAGTTTAGGTAGCATAAATATTGGTGTTGATATTTGCGATGAATGCAATCACTATTTCGGTCAACCTGACGACTTTGTGTTTCCTAAACTTTGTATAGAAGTTTGTGTTAAAGAAATATTTGGACTATCAAAAGCCTTGCTTAACAGAGAAGATAATTCAGAAAGATTAAAGTCAATATATTTCGAATATTGGAAGTCAAAAAGAAAAATAGTTCTCAAATCACATTTTAAGTTTAATGATAGATTTCTAACAACATTTGCAAGACAATTCAAGAGAGGAATATATGAAATGTTCCTTCAAGAATATCATAAAATAACAGGTAATGGATTAGACAATCGATTTAATCAAATTAGGAGATTTGCACGTTATAATATTGGAGATATTCCTTTGTATTATTTAGTCAATAATGGAGTTTACTTAATAGAAGAAAAATTTTCATCTCCTAAGTTTTCCTTTTCCGATTCACAATTTAATGATATAGAAACTTATGGATTTTATACATTAATATTGTATGGACAATGGTTCTTTTTAGAAGTTACCCCAAGAGCTGAACTATCTCGTGAAATTTATTTAAAAATGCAATGTGAAAAAATGAATGTTGGCGGATTTGTATATAGAGATTTAATTGAAATAAAAAGAATTACGGATATAGATTTTAGCTTAAGAAGCTTGTTTGGAAGGTAAGTTATTTTAAGCGTGAAACCGAATGAATCACGCCTAAAATATATCACGACAAAAACTTATACTTATACACCTAACACTATATTAGCATCAATATTTAGCTTCCGGCTTATCTCACGAGCAACTTTTAAAGTAGGTTCACATTTACCGGATATATAATCACTTAGCCGTGATGGGCTGACACCAACCAACTTTGCAAGTGATTTTTGATTAAGCCCCATTTCGTACATACGAAGTTTAAGAACATCCACAAGTGTTGGTTCTCCCAATGCAAAATGTTCTTCGGAATAATCAGCAACCAAATTAGAAAGAAGCTCCAATTCTATGCTATTTGGGTCATTCAAAGGAGTATCATCTTTCACTAATGGAAGAAGTTCCTCTACTCTTTTCACCGCCCATTCATATTGGGCTTGATTTTCTATCTTTGTCATAATTCTAAATATTAGCGCAATCTATTTTATCATATTCTTTATGAGTACCAATAAAGCGAATATACACAAACTGAATAGTGAATTTAATCACTACTACCAAACGATAGTTATTGCCTTTGATATTGAAAACATAGTGTTGATTACCTACATTATCAACGCTATTAAACGTTTTCTTAATATCGGCAAAACAGGTCCACTTGCTTCTTTTCACAATGGTAGTCCATTCTTGCAAAGCGACCTTTGAATCGGGATGGTTCTCTGCATATTCTTTTAATGCTTGTTCGGTAAATATTCTCATTGGTTACTCAATTATCGTGTGGCAAAAATACATATATAATTCTATAATTCAAAATTATATTCTAATATTTATAATTTAAAAGAGCAAAAAAAATAGCGGCAACTCTTTGAAGCCACCGCTAACTATTTTTCTTATACTAAAACTATAAGTCCCGTAATTTTTCTAACTAAGAGGCGTTTTTCTGTCCCTTATCTCCGATTTGCTCATTCTTTGCTGCTTGTTCCTCTTTGATTTCTGCAAGTTCCTCTTCTACCCTATCAGCATTTCCGGCAAACATGATTCCCTCACGCGTTGACCAGATGCCACCACTGACAGCGGAAACGGCAGTAGTCACCTTATCATTCAAATCATCAATCATATATGGAACCAGTTCTGTATCTATGTCAATGGTCTGCGATGCCTTGCTAAACTCGGTTGGATTGATAGAGCCTAAAGCGGAAACAATGAAATTTACTCTCCGCTGTAAAAACTCGCCGATAACCTCACCGTGATTTTCTACCGCCATATGTGCACCCATGAACATAAAACGGAAAGCGGTTCCTGATGCTTTGCCTACCCCCTTCAACGTTTCAAAGGATATTCTTGGAGTGTTTGACATATCATAAGCCATATTGGTGAGTGTTTCTGCTTCAAAACGTACCGTATCCGGAACTTGGTTCCATGTCAGATATTGAGCATCCGCACCTTCACCTGTAAGTTTGACCATTCTATCCTTAACCTTACCCATGAAACCCTCTACATCTCCAATTAGCTTCAGCAATGGGAAGAAATGATAATCGATGCAATCAGCATAATTGGATAACAGTTTTTCCAGCCGGACACGGAATGTCTTTATCTTCTTGCAATAAGGTTCTGGACGATAAGCATAGAGAACCGGTAGTTTTGGGAATCCATGAGCAAAAGGCGTTCTTTCTTCATACCCTTTAGACAAATCCCATTGATAAACCATTTTGTCCGTGATAGTCATAAAGCAGATGACCTCCGAATCATCCATGAGCTTCTTCTTGTACTCACGTGAGAAAGCAATCATTTTACCTTCGTCGTTAAAGAACGGGTATAGCTTATCACCTCTGAATGGAGACCATAACACGCTTTTCAGTTTCTTGGTGGGCTTGACCTTCCCCCCGAAAGAAGTCTTTATTTTCTTCCAAAACTTTGCCCAAAACGAATCATCATCGGTAACATACCAATATTCTGCCGCTTCCTGTTCGGAGAGCCAGGCACGGACAATCTTCTTGTTTTGATATTTGATTTTATTAGACTTGAATACAGCCTTTACCGCATCCAGCAGTTTTTTTTCATCATCATCGGTTGGAGTGCAATCCATAGACGGTTCTGTGCCGACCGTGAAAGCTGTTTGAATGTTCACTATATCTTGTTCCAATGGAATGGAAATACGGTTCACCGGTTCAGTCTTATACTTTGCTTCGATTTCATAAGTCTTACCCGTTTTTTCATCGAAGTGCTTCTCTGCTTCTTTTTCAAGAACCTTTCTGTCCCGATATTTCTTTTTGTCAACCATGATTTCATGTCGTTCCGGATTCCAATCATCCCAAAGTTTGCAACGGTCGGGAAGTTCAGTCTTTCTACCTTTCTTCAGGTAGTTTATCTTCTGCCCGATGTCAGGCAATGCTAATATTTCTTCTAAATTCAATGGCATAGTTTATATTTTTAATGTGTGAATATTCCTGTTAAATCTTTCGGCTTCTGAATCTTACCAAGAAGCTCACCCAATACATAGTAACGTACAGCATCTATTCCGTGATTGTCATGGTCTTCCGGTTCGTTGATATAGTTCCCGTCCTTATCCTTTGCCCAAACATACTTTCTGAACTCGCTTTGCAAGTTGTACGAGCGTTTGGTTATATAAATCTCCATATCTTTCATTTTATCAATTCCGGCATTGATAGAGCCTGCACCTTTCTCTACGGCATATATCTTGATTCCTCCGTTGTGTATCTCTTGAATCAATCGAGGATCTGCGCTGTCAGCTATGACTTTCAATCCCCACGGGCGAAGAGTCTTGATGATATCAGAAGAAAGCAATCCAGTACGGTAATCCACTTCATCCAAGTAAAGGGCGTTATCAACGATACCACAACGAATGGAAGCAGACGGGTCATGCGTATAACCGAAGTCTTGCCCGAAAGCAACTTTCTTTGCCCAAGCCGGAAACTCGTCAACAATGCCCCACTTCTTGAACACAGCACCTTCCGCCACGTCTGCCCAACGGCCGATAACCACATGAGCATACTTTTCAGGATTACTCACCTTCATATCTTCCACCTCTTTCAGGAACTCAGGAGAAAGGTTATCCAAGTTATCAAAATACGTAGTATGGATATGGAGCACATTCGGATGAGTGGAAATCTGAACCTGCACACCATCAATCTCTACCAGCTTGTGAGTTTTCTCAATGTATTTTTTGTAGATGAAGTGATTGGAATCGCACGGGTTCATAATGATGATAATCCGGTTCTGAATACCCTTCTTGCGAATGGAGAGCATTATCTTGTCGAACTCATCTTCGTTTGTCCACTCTTCCGCTTCATCGCAGACGAAAGTCGTAATGCCTTGAATGGATTTCAGTTTTGCTGTCTGGTTCCCGGAAGAAGTCTTGATACCCCGGAACATGATACGGCTCTTAGTCATCTTATTGACTATGTCCGTCTTTGTGGTCTTGAAATATTTCGTGGTACCGTCCAAATCTATCTTCTCCATCATTTCGGGGATGATAGACATACCGGCAGAAACCATCGTGTAACGGGTGTAAAGAATCTGATGCACAATCTTCTCTACAGGAGTCATTTCAAAAGTCAACCGCTCAATAAAAGTAGAAGCATTGAAAGACTTTCCGCTACCACGCCCACCGGTGATAAGAATTATAAATTTTTCCTTATCCTCATATAATGGATGGTAAATTTCTTGAGGTACTATCATTTCAGCTTGTCTTTAATCCAGGAATCAATGTTGATGCCGTGCTCTATGTCTGTTGGAATATCAGCATCTTCATCCTGCTTGCGTTCAATCTTTCTCCAATCTTCATCATGGTGGTACAGCCAAACGGACATTGCTTGCAAATTAGGAGCCAACTCGCTTTCGCTAACTTGTAATTCATCTTCGCCCGTCAAATTTCCCTCTGAATCACGGAGCTTTCTTACCACGGTGCTTTTGGTTTTTATGCCACCGAGAGCCATTGCAAGGAATTTAGCCCTTACAGTGGCATTGATTGTCGCGCGCCCACGCGCTAATACATCGGTTATCTCCGAATATTTTGACTTCATTTCGTAGAAGTATGTCGGATTCAATCCGAGTGCAAAAGCGATTTCTTTGTCCGTGAATCCCTTTTTAGCATACGTTTCTACCTGAGAAAGAAAGTCCTCGCTCTTGTAGTCGAATTTTGGCTTTCTTCCTCCTGGATGTTTCTTATGTTGAGATTCACCATTGCTCATATCATTTATTCTTTAATTTTCCGCATTTATCACATTGTTCGTAGCGAAAATCTAAATTCCCTTTCCAAACATAATGGTGAACGCAGAAGAAGTTCTGTTTTAAATATCGCTTTAACCAAAGGATAAAATCTCCAAACATTTTTATTCAATTCTTTCTACTTGTTCATCGAATACTTCTCCCTTTATGAACTTCATATCAGGGTCATAACCGAACCTTTCGCAGAATGCGGCTTTAGCTTCATAGGTATCAAAGGACAATATCACATAGGCATCCATGTTCTCGGCTTGCTTCTGTGCGTTTTCTTTCACCTGATGCTTGACCTCTTTCATGTGGGCAACCTTTTCGGCACGTTCCAACTGCTTGGCGGCTTTATCGGCTTCTTTCTGTTCGGAAACTGGGACCATCATATCAGACAAAGCATCCGCAATAGAGTTTTCCTCTTCGGTCTGCAAAAGATAGTCAACACCAATCATATTCAAGTCGGCATCAGTCAGTCCTGCATCTTTCCAGTCAATATCAGGAACAATACGGGCAAGAGCGTCAAAATCCCATGTGCCTTGTGCATTCGGGTTGTTCATTAAAATATTCAACTCCTTTTCCTGCTGCTCGTTCACATCTATGACATCGACACGAATGCGGTAGTCGTTATCGGGAAACTTTTGCAATTCGTCCATGACAGACAAACGCTGGTGCCCGCTGACTACGGTAAGACCTGTACGCTTGTTCACGACAATTCCACCGACTAAACCAAACTTCTTGATGCCACGTTTCAGTGTCTTACGTGATTCATCGGAAAGTTTCCGGGGGTTATAATCTGCAAAGTGAATGGCAGAACGATTAAGTTCCATCGATTCACTCTTTATGTATTTTGACAATTCCATATCATCCATTAGTTAAACCCATATAAATTCTTCGAGATACTTTTCTTGCGCCATCTTGTTGTTTCCCCTCATTATACCCAAAGGTTCGTTCAATGTATCGAATATACTTTCTTGCCATAGAGTTTACTCTGTTCAGCCTATTACCCGTTAAAGTACGAGATAGTCTGTATCTTTGCTCTGCAATATCATCAATTGATTTTCTTCTGACTCGGCTTTCCTTCTATTGCTTTTGTTGATTATTATACTCCCAAAGCACCCTTTCAGCCATTGGGAAAACTTTGTAAATTCTCTGTAAATCTTGCGGGTAATTATTCTCCATCCAAAGCATACAATCAAGATTGAAACCTACTCCCGAACTGGCTTTCAATGAATATCGAACTGGTTCGGGTAATTTGTGCTGTCTCATATAAGCAAGAATGTCCTTTTGTGTCCAATCAGCCAAAGGATAAACCATACCGTTATTCTCGTAACCGTTTACCTCATACCCTTTCAGCATAAGCCTGCGGTTCATACCATCAGCTTTTTTCATGCCCAAGAATGTATAATAAACTCCATGAGTAAGCTGCATAGCCTTTACCACATCTGCCAACTTCAATAGCTTTACTTTCGGATTAGGCACGCAATACATACCTCCACGAAGAATATAAGTAAGATTCCAGTGAGGCACTTGCACAAACTCAATCTTTGGATATTTGACTTTAGTCCAGCCAATCCATCGGTTAATGTGCTCCAAATTCTTGACAAAGTACATGAACACACAAACAATCCGGTCAAACTTCGGATAGATTAAATCAAGCAGAACAAGCGAATCTTTGCCAAGTGATAAAAACAGTAAAGCCTCATTCGATTTTACCCGAATGAGGTCTATATACCGGTTCGCTTGTTCTACCTTGCTCATAGCTAACCACCGCTTAAACCAAATGAAGTACGAAGGTCACTATAACGCTGTCTGCGTGACCCCAACTGTGATGTACCAGCTTCACCGCCACGTCTGGCAACCAATCTACCACCAGCCCCGGCACCGTTCATATTTCTGCGAGGCCCGGCTACTCTGTTAATTCTTCTTGCGACTCTGCTTTCTAATTTTAAAAGTTGAACAATTAGTCTATATGTTTCTCTAATATCTTACCCAAGGTATAATCCATTTGGGCTGCGAGATATTCTTCACCTTGATGTTCGTAAACGATATCATTACCGTTTTCATCTGTGAGAATTACTGCTTCTGCGTTCTTTACCTCTACAATGATATAAGGACGTTTACCTATATATGCACCTGTCAGAAGCTTGATTGCATCGTACTTGATAGGCTTTAATTCTATTTCACCCTCTTCAGGCAGTTCTGCATCAGCCAGATATTCTTTACCGCCACATAGGTAAGTGATATACTTCTTAGCGTTGGTTGGTCTGATTTCACGGTATTCGTGGGTTTTCTTGCCTGCCAAGATTTCATCGAAATACTTCTGTTTGATGCTTAATGTAAGAATGTTCATAATCGTGTCAAATTTAAATTAATACTCAATAGTTGCGGGGGGCTGAATCGAACAACCGACCTTCACCAAGTCAAAGTGAAAAGCTACCACTGCTACACCCCGCGATAGTACCCCAAAGGTACTACCACAACCAAAGATAACGAAATATCTTCAATCGTTATACACGACAATCGGCTTATTGTCGTGAACTAAGCCATTTGTCCCGTCTTTCTCTACACGCCTCTAAGGTAGGCGCACAACAAGCAAAGAATTCACCACTTTCAGTACGGTAGTCGTACTGGTACATTCTCACTCTTTTACCTCTCAACCTGGTGTTGTAGGTGGTGTAATTTTCTTTACCGGGTTGACATACGCTGCAACCGTTTACATTTATTGAGTTCATAATTCAAGTAATTGTTTCGTTTTATCCACGTCTACAAAACTCGTCCACCCTGCTTTATGCAGTTTTATAGCTGCCTCTCTGATTGTGATTTTACCACTCTTGACACTTTCTTTCAAAGATTCTAATACATTCTTCATTCTTAATTCATTTTCACATTCAATCTTTCTTCACTCGTATAAGCCACTACAAGCCCTGTTTCATCATGCTGTATGGTGATGCACTTTTCACCCCTCTCTATAGTAGAGAAGTCATAAGGGGTTACCATCTTACCCAATACCTTGCCCAGTTGCTTCATCAGTGGGGCTTCAGGGCTGATAACTAAAACTAAATCTGCTTTCATAATCGTGTATATTGTGGCAGCCATAAGGCTACCGGATTAGAACTCAACCAATATCAATCTTTCTAAAGAACCTGATGCTTTCACCCACATATGATTATGTCCGAAACCATAATCGAAAAACAGTTTAAAATAAGGGTATCTTACTATTAAAGAGTTCATACAGCCTCTTAACTCGTCTTCTGACATACAAGAAGTTATTTCATTGATTATTTGAACGAAAAGATATAAAACTTCTGGTTCATTATTCAATAACGGTTTTTCTATAACTGCTTTTAAAAATATATTTTCTTTCATATCCTTCTATATTGCGCAGGGCTTTCGCCCTGCTGGTTAAACTCAGTTTATTTCGTAATAAGGTTGCTCGCCTCTAATAACTCTCTTTGCATCTGCAATGCTATCATACAGCTTTGATTCGTCATTATCTATGATTACAAATTCTTGATGAAAGCCATCTTCAAACACTGTTATTATGTGGCCTTTGTAACTTACTTCTCTGATGATATTCTTTGTTGTCATAATCGTATATCTTTTAATTGTTATTACTTCTTGTTTGATGATGCAAAAATAGTATTATTTATAATACAAAATACTATTTACACGTTAATAAATCATAAATTACAGTCTTATTTATAATACATACTAATAAATAAGTATTTTTGCATCATGGAAGCAAAAGGAGTAATACACTTAGAAATTAAGGCTACCGGATTGCATAGGTATTTCGGTTCGCCATCGGCTATGTATGACAACTATACAAGCCAAGAATTAGGAATAGCTCGACAATCACTGCTGAATTATTGGCAGAAAACAGAAGAGCCCTATGAAAATGCTATTTGTATTATTAGAAGGGGAGAATTAGAACGAAAAACTAAATTAAAAAAGGAGGTATAATATGGGATTATTTAGTGAAGAATTTGAAAAAGAAGAAAGAGATTTTTTAAAACAAACTAATGGAAAAATTTCTCTTGAAGAGATTGCGCATATTCGTAAAAAATACGAGCATAATTTCAATTCAAATAGAGATAATTTTAACAAGTTTAAAAAGGAGGTTATGAAAAAGATAAAGCCGGAGCAATAAACTCCAGCTTCAATTGATTAGCCCTTTGAATCTTAACCGATTTACGATTTTGGTGTAAAGATACTCTATATCCCCGCTGAAATCCCCATAATTCTGATACAGAAACACGACATCAGCGCAGTTGTCGGAAATTGTACTCTTGGACTGAACCCCAAGTACCCTTGACATCTCTTCGCGTAACCCAGCTGTCATTTTCCCACCGGCAAGCGAACTTGGAGAAAACAGGTACAGGATAATGAAAATGAACTTTTTCCGCTGGGTAACACTGTCAATATTCGGTGGACATCCTCTCTCATTCAGTAGCTCAACAAATATTTTATAGATATCCCTAATAAGGCTTTTATCTCTCAAAATCGGTGAAGCTAAGGTATTTTCTTCTTCTGAAAGTTCTGATTTCTCAATTCTAATTTTTTTAAGACGAATTATTTTGTTAAAATCCAGTGCCATAACACGATTATTTTAAAAATAAATAGTATATTTGCATCATAATCGTGTAAGAAAGAGCTGATTCATGGTCGTGCGTGGGTTGGCTCTTTTTCATTCATGCTGACGAATGGTTTCTTTTCCAAATCATAGCAGGTGATATATACCCGTTTTCCATTGACATCACATAGAGCAAGGGCATATCCTTTCTCTAGTATTTTAACCAGCTGATTATCGCAATAGACAGTACTTCCAACCGGAACTCTTATAAAATGACGTACTATCATTTGATTATCTTTAGCTTGTTGTACCAGTGTGAAGCGAAAGGAAACCACCCGATTAGGAATGACTCCCCGAAAATAGTTACTTTATATAGTTTGCTCATGGATTTTTCTTTTCAAGTATTTCAACACATTTTTTTTATCCCATAATCGAAACCCTGTTTATAGCCTTTAGCATATTCTCCGATGGTATATACCGCCATTGACAGAAAAAATAGAAGGATACCTACAGGCTTATACCAACCGAGAAGCGAGATGGAAAACGGTTTAAATGTAATTATTAGATCTCCAACCCATAATAGGGCGATAATACATATGATTGTAAATATAATTATTTTCATAATCAATATCTTTTTCCGTTCAACTTAGGTCTTAGTTCATTGTATCTCATCTTCTGCTCCACATGCCATATAAGGTCTATGTTCATATGCTTGGCAAGCCCGAAGATAGCCAATATCATACTATTTAATTGATTTTCTAATAGACTGTCATATTCATACTCACACCTGATGGGAATTGTGGATATAGCGTATATACTCTCTGTAAAGGTTTCATCAGTGCAACTTCCCTCTGCATCGTACAACATATCTTCCGTAAAGTCCTCAATGTCTATCTTACGCAATCCGCACAAATCAAGCAAGCGAATAACGGCATCGCTTAGTTCGTCTGGAAGTGTATCTTTGATATATTTTTCAAAACAACATTTGAAATTGGCATCATCGTGCGGTTCTTCATTCTCATAAGAAGATTTAAAAGATTCTCTGTCGGCACGTTTCCCTTTCCTATCTGCTTCCACAGCTTCCATAAGCTCGGAAATGACAAGGCAAAGGCAGTGTTCGTTACTCAGTTCTTTATCATGTAAACCGTGATCACAAGCTGTCTTATAAGCACGGTCCCGCCATTTATTCAAATTAATATTATCCATAATCATATCAGTTTTAATGCTTCCTGTAATCCTGCTTCAAGTGCTTCCTCGTAGGTATCCCATCCCCCTCCGTCGTTTGTTCCTTTATAAGTAGAACTGGCTATATGAGTTCCATTGTCAGCTTTAGATATTTCGTATCCATAGCCACAAGCACAGTTATATACACATATATGAATGTTTTTGATTTCACGTAGCCACTTCTGGACGATGGATTGCATTGGACGAGAATAGTATGCTTTAGGTAAATTACTAGTTCGGATTATGATTTCCATTGTCAAGCCTTTATCGTTAATGATATATTTGCAATACTCATTAAAGCCTTTCTCTTTCAGCAGCTTCGCAGTCTCTAGTGTTACAAGTTCTTCGGTCATAGTTATTCCTCCTTCTCTATTTTTACTTTTCCGCGGTTAACAAAGCCATCACAGTTCATCAAAGCACAAAGACAGATGGCATATTCTTCCTTCTCCGACTTACTGCAAATGCGCAACAGTGAGCATTGGTTGCATGGGACATTTTCACTCACCATCTCATGCAACACTCCGTCTATTATTATTCCGTTCTTTATGTCCATAATTAATCTCCTTTCCACCTACCCTAGCAGCATATACATTGCTACTAGGCATAGGTAATAAATTGTTGTTTTACTCATTTCTAATTTATTTTTGAATTAAAAGGCACGCCTCCGAAGAAATCCAAACTGTCACATTTAAAACTTTATCATAGGAAATGAAGAACGTACCCAGATTATTACTATTTTTGCTTCGCCACATTTAAAACTTATTATTATGAAAATTAGCGAAATCATTAGTGCTATGTCTACTGCTATTATTCCGATAGTAGCAAAAGGCACACCAGAAAGCATGATTTTTGCAGCTGGGGTGCAACCATTATTATCGACAGCTATTGATTCTATTCTTCTTGACATATTCCAAAAAGGTGTCACAAAGAAAGAAACAATAAGGTTAGGTATATCTTACATGTCAGCTGTAAATCAAGTTAATGAAAATATGAAGAATAACATTCCATTTAGGCAAGATGATATGTTTGTCTCTTCTAATATGAATTATTCAGATGCTAGCGATGTGATAGAAGCTACCATAAATAGTATCATGCTTGATTCGGAACATAAAAAATCTGAATTTTATGGTTATTTTATTGCTAATTTAGGATTCTCTCCAGAAGTAGATTACACAAATGCTCTTTATATGCAAAATATTATTAAGCAACTATCTTTCAATCAACTATGTATTATTAGGTACTTTCAAAGTTGCGCTATTTTAGATTTGTCTAACTGTACCAAATACATTGAGAATTCAGGAGATATAAAATCAATGGAAATATATTTTGGAATTAAAGAGCTCATTCGTCTTAATCTACTCAAAAGGCATCCTCCTTATACCCTAGGAGTTGACATGCAGAACCATTCATTAAATGTTAACGGACAATTAATTTGTAAGATGTTGAGTTTGCATAAAATTGATATTGATAGCATAAACGCAGTTGATAATATTTTCAAAAAAATGGGTGTAAAAAAACTTTAGATTATATCCAAATATTCTAGGATACTATTTTCTGTGCAGGAGAATACAGTCCCATCCGGTGGACTAACAATATATTCTTCTGGATAAACTTTATCTTCATTTCAGTTCCGTTATACGTTAATTGGTAGTTTCATAAAACACATCCATATTGTTTTGCTCTGCCTTCCGGTAGTATGCCCAAATAAAGGTTTGAACGGGATAACAGACAAAACTTCCGCAGCTTTTATCTCACTCTCGTTCCATTTGAATACAAGCGTGCCGTTAGGCTTCAAGACGCGCATACACTCAGTAAATCCATCGTGTATGAGTGACTGCCAGTCTTTCGGTAGTTTCCCGTACTTCTTAGCCATCCATGAGGTTTCACCAAGTGTTTTCAGATGAGGTGGGTCAAATACTACCATGTAAAAAGAATTGTCCTCAAACGGCAAGTTGGTAAAATCGGCTATTATATCCGGTTTTATCTCTATGGTTCTGATTTTACCCCTGTCATTGGCTGTTACTATCTCCGATCTCTTATCAACGAATAAGGCAAGAGGATTATGTTTGTTAAACCAAAACATTCTACTGCCACAGCAGGCATCTAATATAAGTTTTCCATTTTCCATTAAGCTATTTCTTTTGATTTCTTCAATCTCAACTTTCTCAATACTTTACAAAGTGCTTCAGTATTTTTTCTAGCTTGTGTAACCTCCACCGCATTCCCGATAAATTTCTTTTGGTCAGCTTGTGTGCCTATTAAAACATAATCTTCAGGGAATCCCATAATCTTTTTGAGTTCCGGAATGCGAAGCATCCGCATTTTAATATCCACTATGCCATACAGTGCCATGAACTCCTTTATCTTCACGATCATAGGACTATCATTGTCGTAGATTTCAATCGCTAGCCGTCCGCTTTCTGTTGCTACCAGATAGGGCGGCATCTTATCCATTCGTGCTATCAGGGTGAAGCAGGGGTTATCAACGGAGCTGCCAGCGCTGTTGAACTGTGGATTCATCAGATAATGCCATTTCCGGTTTGCGGTTATTGTCTGTGCCGGTTCCTCTATGTTGCTACCAATATTTGAGAAAGAAGTATTCATAATCCAAGGCTTGCATGTTATAAGTTTTTGCTTGGGATTGGTTAAAATTGCCGGACAAATATTGTCAATACTTGTATGTTGTCCTCCACCGGAATACTCATTGGCGATAAACCTTGGAGTTACTAATGATAATTTGTCTTTTGTTGTAACTGTCGCAGACGGCTCGTTTACCGAATGATTATGTCCATTTCCATAATAAGCAGAGACAAAAACATGGTGGTCTTTGCAGGTGATTGCACCTGCCGGTTCTTCTACGGACACATTCTTGCTTTCGGGATGTCCGCTGAACTGTTTGGAGAGAAAACTTACCTGTACCTTTGCAAAGCGGTTTTCAGTAGTCAACACTCCGCATGGTTCATCAACTGATTTGCATGTGTCTTGAGGGCGAACCGTATTGTAACGGGAAAGGAAAGCATCCTTTCCTCCGGCTACAAACTTGATAAGTCCAGCATAGATACGTTCAAGCGTTTTCTCTGCAAGAGGCTTTTCCCTGAAGATGGTAGTTCCTTCATCAGAGAAATCAAGCACATCCTTTACCGGCTTCCACTTCTCCAGCCGCGAAAACATATCTTGCCTACCACCCTTACAGTGGGTCGGTTCAGGGAATACTATCGGCAAACTCTTTTTAGCAAAGATGCCGAAGAAGCGTTTTCTTGTGGTATAGGCGCCGAAGTCGGCAGCATTCAGGATACGGTGTTCAAAGTTGTAACCATATTTTTTCACGTTGCGTACCCACTTCTGATAAAGTCTTCCTTTATCCATGCTGATAGGTTTCCCATTCTCATCCATATCTCCCCATGACATAAACTCTTCTACATTTTCAATCTGAATGTAATCAGGGTCTATAACATCAATATAACGGAAGAGATGTTCTGCCAACGTTCGGCTGTCGGCATCTCTCGGCTGACCGCCTTTGGCTTTCGAGAAGTTAGTACACTCCAAAGAGGCATGAAGCATTATCATGGCATCAGAGTATAGCTGGCGGATACGTTCTACAATAGTGCTTATCGGGGAAAGTTCCAGTGTACGGATATCCTCAATAAAGTGAAGTGCATCTGGGATATTGGCATCATGTGAAAGGATGGCATTCTTGTCATGGTTCACACAACAAACAACCTTTGCACATTTATTTCCATCCAATCGTGCTTCTTCCACACCTTCGGATAAGCCACCGGCGCCACAAAAGAGATCAATAACAAATAGTTCTATATCGGACAGACCTTCAATGGATTTTAAGATATCTTTCTGCGATTTCATAACTTCTCCTTTTTAAACAGGTGGCTGAACGCATTATCCAAATCCAAGTCTAGATTCAGTTTGGACGGGAAAGATTTAATGTATTCGTACATCTTATAAGCGAGGTTGTCATCATCACCGCATCTGTCAATCAGTGTGAGCAACATGGCGTTCACCATGTCAGAATCATTGCCGAAGTTTTCCTGAGTGGATTCGCTGCAATGATTCACATCACTTTTCAATCTCTTTATCGCGGCTATGGCTGTGTTGAAGTTTCTTTTTGAATCGTGTCTGAGTTCAAAGCCTTCCTTCTTGTATTGCTGCTGCATTTCTAGAAGGTTGGTTTCTAAAACGTCCGTGAGGACAAATACGATATTGGTTACCGTATTAAGTTTGTCTGTTCCTTGCATGATCGTGTATTTTTATTTCTAATTTGAATGAATCCCCTTCGTTCTGTTTCTTCTAACAGTGGAAAGTCTTCATTCTTGATTTCACATTCTGTTTCGTAGTTCACGGAAGTATAACTTGGGATATTGAACTTTTTCCGGATTCTTACGATAACATCCGGATTTCTTGTTACCCAGTAAACGGTTATTCTCATGGTGATATCAGCATTTTTCTAGCTTCCTCATCTCCTGCATCAGCACGGTGCTTGATTTCAATGTACTCAGCATAAGAGATTCTGTTATTTCCACGCTCCTCTATCTCTTTTTCACGTTGGTTTCTGTATCGTTCACGCTCTTTCCGTTCAATATCTTTCCGACGTTCAGAAACGTAGTCCAGCATCGCACTTGTTATTTTCAATGGATCTATTGAACCGTAGAACCGCCCATACTTCCCTGACTTAAACCGTGCTATGAAAAAACAGATTTCAGCGGCATTTATATAATAATACTCCGAAAGGAATATCTCCGATAGTTCAGAAAGTTGCTCTTTCGCTATCTTGGTTGAAACTTCTGCAAAGTCATTCAATGAGCCAAATTGTATCTTTAGCCATTCTATCGGTGTTTCATCCCCATAAGTAGAAGACAATAGCCCTAAACTCGGAATGCTGTCATTCAACGCCAGTTCTGAATGGGTTGCATTACATCTGACAAGTTTGAACTGCAAATCAGGGTTGTAATCAAAAATGAATTGTGCAGGATCGGGATATTTATTCAATAACGCCCTCTGCTTCAAGTTCCTTTCTCTTTTTTGCGGCAGCTTCTCTAACGGTTGTAGCGACTGCAAGAACTGAATCACGTTTTCGCTGCTCGCTATCCTGTTGATTTTTACTAAGTCTTGTCCCATTATAGTTTCCTTCCAATATTTTAGTAAAGTTTGCTTGTTTGAAAATCCAATCAAAGTCGCATTTCCAATTGCGGTCATTAGCTCCAAGTAGGAACGGGGATTGAAGAATGAGATTGAAAACACTCCTCACTGACTCTTTCCCATATTGGGCTATCCTGGCTTTTACAGCCTTTTTTCTCACATCAGTCATTGATCTTATCTGCTGGAGTCTGTCTTTGAATGTGGTATTATAGTATTCCATCAATCCGCTGTAATCAATCTTTTCAGAGGGGGAGGGCGAAGAAAGCTTGTCTTTCTTTGATACTCCGTCAGGAGTATTTTCTTTCTTTTGATGTAGAGATATATCTATATACTCTCTTTCTTCTTTCTTTGTATTTGTGCCCTCTGTGTGCCCTGATTTTTGTAAAAGTTCAGATTGCGGTAGATTGTTGTTCATGGACTGTGCCCCAAGTTGTGCCCATTCGTGTCTTAATTCATTGATTTCCTTTTCAATACCTGTGCCCTTACCTGTGCCCTTGGTTGTGCCCATTGGATTATATTCTTCATATTTACATAAGGTTATAAGGTTCATTCCTTGATTGCACTCAACAGTTATCATACCTTTCTTTCTAAGATGCACAAGAAAGGAACGCACCTTCTTTTCAGACCATTTCCAACGCTGTGACAGAAATCTTATGGATGCAGGATATTGACCTCTTGAATAAGAGATTTCTCGACCTCCGATACTCTCCTTTCGGGGCGTTGCCTCAAATCGTGCAGACTGAATTAAGTCTAACCACGCTTCGCAACTGCTAAAAGTACGGGCTTCATTCCACATTTCATTCGAGAAAAACCTGCGGCTTAGCCTCAAAAATCCTTCGTCCATAGTCTTAGAATCTCACGTTAGTTAATTGCCTTCCGTTAGAAAATACAGCCCACTTACCATTACCGCTATCAAACAATCGTAAATCCGACACCTCTCCGAAACGTTTGATGTTACCGCATAAATCCACAATCCATCCACATTCTTTAGAAGGATGCGGGCGGATGGCACGACCGACTATCTGATACCACATGGCAAGTGACATTGTAGGACGTGCCATAACGACCGTATCAAGTTCCGGATAGTCAAAGCCAGTCGTAAGTACACCCACATTAGCTACTACCGGAATTTCACCAGCTTTGAACGCCTCAAGAATATGTTCACGTTCTTTCTTAGGAGTATCACCTGAAACGATAGCGCAACCGGGTATTGACATCGTTAACCGTTCCGCTTCTTTCAAAAAACGGGTAAAGACCAAAATACCCTTCCGTTTTCCTCCGGCTTTGGGATTCATCAGTCTTTGGACGATATGAACGAGATAACTGTAAAAGTCTATCCGCTCATATTCTCTTTGGACTGACTTGTCTGTGTAATCAGCGCCAGTGGTATTTACTTTTAAGTTAAGTTCATTCCACCCTGAAGGATTCATTGAATAGTAATCCAGCTTCGCCAAGTAGCCCATATCTAATAGGGTTGACACCTGTACATGATAAATGACCTCTGAAAAGACATGAGGTTTTGTCCGAGTGATGAATTTCAGCATAGAACCAAAGTCACGGCTGGAACTTAAACGATACGGTGTAGCTGTCAGTCCAAGAACCTTACACTTCACCGCATCAAAAAAATCTTTGTACATACCCTCTTTAGGGTTAACAAGGTGGCATTCGTCCACGATGATGTTCTTGAAGTGGGTGAACAGTTCGGGATGATTCTTCACACTGCCGATGGTGGCGAATGTTATCCGGCTTATTTCTTTAGAGTTAAAGGATGCAGAATAGATGCTGCAATCAAGAATACCGTATGAACAGAGTTTCTTGAAATTCTGTTCGAGTATTTCCTTCGAGGGCTGGAACACCAAGGTATGACCGTCAAGCCTTGCGGCTATATCCGCTATGATAAGCGACTTTCCGCTGCCCGTAGGTAACACCATAATGGCATTTGTTTTCTTCGCCTTGTTATTGAAGAAAGAAACGGCAGCATCAGAGGCTTTCTGTTGGTAATCTCGTAATACATAACTCATAGCCCTTTCTCCTTTCGTAACTTCTTATTAAGTGCTTTGTAATACTTGATTAGCTGTTCGTACTCAAAATCAGTCATTTTGGAAGTGCTGGCAACTTTGACTTTCAGCAAATCAAACTTCTGTTGACCGATTTTACCAATTAGATTCACCCGATAGCCTTCCAAATGGTCGGCTTTGAACCTGTTGCAGTGCCGGCATTCGGCATGGCAATTATTCTCATCAAACCGTGTTGCCAAATGTGTACGACTGAAATAGTGCCCGCAGTCTGCTTGTGTAAACGGCTTTATCTGCCCGCACGAGATACATCTAAAATACCCGTTTGGCATTGCATCACGAAGCCGGATAAAAAGGGAAAACTCCTTGTCGAGCTTAGCTTTCAAATCCGGCTTCTTCTTTACTGTTACCCCTGCTTTATCAAACAGAGGTAAAGGCTTGTTTTTCTTCTTAGCCTTTGTTCGTTTTATGTAGTACGGCATTGTCTATTTGTCCAATTGTTCCATCAAGTACCTTGTCTCTTGAACGACGGCTTGTTTATCCCAGTCATATTCATTGTCTCCATAATGGAATGTGTCAAACCCGAATATCCACCAGTCATCACCAACTTCTGTATTGTCGGTGATAAATTCTACATCGTCCAATATAGGATTCCTTTTACCGACATACTTGGGATTATATTTTCTTTTGCTTCCAAAAGATTCTTCACCGTTTATTGCTGGTTCAGAAAATGTGATGCCCCCATGTACGTCTATATCCTCAATATCAAAATAAGACATCCCATGATATTTGTTCACAGGGGGAACAGCCACATATCCGTTATGCGTTCCATACTCTACCATAGTGGACTTAAACCATTTGTTTGATTTTATAAATGCTACTGCTTTATTTTCCATAGTTTTTTATTTAAATCCCCATTCTTTCATGTAGTCAATGCTTTCAGGAAATCCCTCTACTGATTTAGGACTAAGGAATATTTTCTCACTCTTCAATGAAGTACCTCCCCAAACAGTAGCAGGGCATTCTTCATATTCTTCTTTAGAAACTTCACTTACATTAAAATGGGGTTGGAAGCCATATCCCATTACGCTTTCCCCTAAGTAAGTACCAAACTTCTTTAAAGCCCATTGAAATGCAATATCTTTATATAGGCAATGTTTAGAAAACACAGCCACATATATTTTATGAGAGAAATTTCCTGTTTCTGTTAAGTCAGGATTACATCTGATACAGAAATACTTAATACGTGAAAGTATTTCTTCAACAAACCTTTCATACTTCTCACAATCTTCTTTTGTCAAGAACTCTTTTCCATCATTTGCGATGTAAACAGTCTTAGTAATTTCTTTTGTTTCCATGTTTTTTTATTAAAGCCCCGAAGCGTATTCTCCGGGGCACAACCATTATTACTAACCCGTGCCATTTATGTGTGGCTCACATTTATGTGGTGGTAGCAAGATTCGAACCTGCATGATAGGTGTTTTGATTGAAAATCCATATCCTCCCATTTACGAACCTATCTCGAAAGTCTACATAGCGTCTACACCCTTCCGCCATACCACCATGTTCGCCCGCCCTATCTTCACAGACCGAGCAGGCAGATTGACAAAGTTATTCCATATAAGCCATTGAAAACTCTTTCGGAATAAACCGCCCGACCGGGATAGGTTTAGCAGATTCAATGGCTGTATGGATTTCCCTCTTTCTGAACTCATGTCCCTTTTCTTTGGCTTGTATCTCACATTCTTCCTCTTTGTTTTTGAGATAGTGGGTAATAAGCATCATCGCTCTGTCAACGTTGAAGGTGTTCACGACAAAAGTCTGAACTCTTTCGTCTTCATTCTCCCCTTCCGTGAATGTGATTTTCGTCTCAATCTGATAGAATTTCTTTTCATTGGGCTTGGAATCTCCCTCTTCTTCATCTTCTTCCGTTACAGAATCGTTTAAAAGGAATGTATCTTTTAATTCTTCGAGGGTGGCATCATCTATCTTGCGTTCTTTCAAATTGTCAGTAAGAATCACGCAAGAATCGAATTCCTTGACCATTGTCAAGGTGAATCCGAACATATAGTTTAGTTCGATGTAATCTTTCAAGATACTACAAGAATTCTCCAATCCGGTGGCATACAGCAGGAACTTATGTTTCTTGTCCCCTATTTGTGCCTGTGCAAGATAGGGATATAAGAATTTGTTCTCGTTCTCGAATGCCAAGCGGTTCTGGTTGCTGACTTCCACTTCCTTGATGCCGTCAGCTTCCATACTGAAACGAATTTTCGCCAAAATGTCTTGGTCTATCAGCGTGCCACGGTCAAAAAGAATCTCATTCCGTTCGATGGTTACTGTTTCACCTGTATCTTCATCAATGAAAGACTCCTCCCATGTTTTGAGGACACGTTTTGCAAGGTACATGTTGAGCATCTTTTTCGGGTCAGATGTCACATACCTGATTTCTGTTTTTCTTGTTTCTATCATAACTAAATAAATTCTTGATTTCTTTGTATTTCCTGCTGGGCGTATATCAGCATTTGATGTTCATTTGCAGCCGGCAGATAGATCCCTGCCACTGATGCACTCCAGTTACGAAAACGGTCAATACTCAAAGTCATTTCACCTGTTGTCAGCTCGGCAGAACTTCTTAAGTAAGTTACTTCCTTACCTTTCTTGTTGACCGTCTTTCTCTCAAACAAATCACGGTTGCAAGTCCTCTTATAAAAATCAATTTTTGCTTCGTCGAGACTGCAACCGTACTCACTACCGAAATACCCTAAAAGAAGATGCAAGTAGCTGTTTTGGGCAAGCGTGCGGTTAGGTAGTTTCTTTTTCACTTCCACCACCGCACGCTCACTAAACAGCTTGTTTACATACTCCTTGAACTTGGGTATTTGATATTCATTTTTCAAGTCGAACAACATACGCTAAAATGGTAGTGCATCATTATTCCCCTGTGATGGTGGGAAATTCTGCGGATGTTGCTGATAGGTCGGTTGTAAAGAAGATTGTGCCACTGGCTGCTGAATTGGCACAGATGGTTGCTGTGTCAGCTTTGGTTCAATTCGATAGGGTTGAACACGAGTGAAGATTTGCTCCACACCGTCCTTGTTACGGTATCTCGTACCTTGCACATCAAAAGAGATAGTGACTATTTGCCCGATTTGGTATCTGTCAAGCTCAGCGCATCTGTCACCAATGAACTCCAACATAGGGGTGTTCTCAAAACCACGCTCACCTGTATAAGGGTCAAAGCGTGTACAATCTATTACAATACCTCTCTTTATAATAGTCTTGGTGCCGTCTTTAGAAGGTATCTGTTGCGAAGGATAGATGTAAATAATCTTTCCTGTTAATGTATTTGCCATAATTATTTAGTATAAAAGTCTTTAATCTGCTGAAATATGAAACCTCTCTCTCTTATTTTAGAGATAGCTTTTTCGTCACGAGTGATTCTTACTTTACAATACTCATTGGACTTGATTACCCTATTCCAATTATAATCATCATCATAGGATGTGACAGAGAGAAAAACAAGATTGCAACTTTCCAGCCTTGTACAGTAAAGTTGTTCCTGCACTTGGTTGTAGTAAGACTTGTGTTTCTTCTTTACATAATCAACAAGGGAATTATTGTCATGCTTGATAGGTTCAATAAATTCAAGATAATCAGAAAACGCAAGAGTTTTCAGCTCATCGAAATCTACGAGTTTCCCCTTTTCGATTTTTGCGAAATCCAAACTACACTTAAACACATCCATTTCCTCTGACTTCACGACATATTGCGTGAAATAATTATCAGGCAATGTAAGAAGGTATCTGTTCTCAAGAATAGCACCTGTACGTAGAGCGTCTATTGGACTTGCATAAGCGTTATAATTAGGTTTTACACCGCTGACAAAACGCTGCATTAATGATGAATGGGACTTGGTTTCTTTCCCACTCATCAAAGCGTGGACATCACCACTGCCAATGTACATTGTTTCTATCATATCTTACCTTTCTTTTTTAGGTTATTGTAAGCCATCTTAAACTGCTCAACATTCATATCGTCCGAGCTTCCTACATTGAAATAAGAAAGGATATTTTGTGTAAATGCGTTGTCAAGCATCATATAGTTTACAACGGCATTCTTGATTTCATCGACTGTTATAGGTGTTTGTTCCTTTGATTTATTCTCATCAGGGTCTTCACCTGTTGCAATCTTGTAAGCGTTCAGAAGGGCATATTTTCTCGCATAAGTCGAAGCTTTACCAAACCCCTTGTCACCGGGGTCAAGTCCACGACCAAAACTTTCAACATCTACAAACTCCTCAGTCTTTTCAAGATTGATGATACGGAGCGTCATTTTCACTATGTCCATGTATTGTATGGATTCACCCCCACCTTCTTTCATCACCTTAATAATTTCTGATTTTACGAGTTCCTGCCTGATAGGGATACTGACAAGCCCGAATTTCGTTTCGGCTGTCTTAACTTCAAGAGTAACATCAATATCCTGCACCGCTTTATAAGCATAATTTCCTTTGCCCACGGTCATGTTTTTTTCGATATTCTTTATTTCGTTGGAAACAGCCTGTATCTTCTGATACAAATTCAGTTCACTCATATCGTAAAATTTAAAGGGTTAATTATATTCTTTGTTCTTTAGAATCAATAGCATAAAGAAGCACATCACAAGCATTGATAGCATAAGGAGACATCCGTGTAGTACCCATTTTTTCGGCTCGTATTTTCTTTTCTGCTATCAGCTTTTCAAGTCTGTAACGACCACCGACAAACTCTTTTGCCTGTTCTTTATTGAGAGAAACTCTGCTACCTATTCGATAGAGAGTATTCAGCTTAGTCTCTGCATTCATTCCGTCCTCCTTATTCTTTCAATTCGTCCTACTCTTGTTTCTCTTCCTCTTCTCATCTCGCCCTGTTCGTGATAAAGCGATAGAGAAAATACACACAATAAGCAACATGCAACAGACGCACGAACAGTCGGTGAAAAATCCATTGTAAGTTTCACACCAGCTATTCGTTCGTAAAGCATGGTAGCAAGTTCTCTTCCATTTCTTACATGAAGAATTTCAAAAGCCTTCTGCAACTGGTTGTTTATCGTACTCACAGCCCTGCATTTCAAATCGGCTATCTCCTTCTTCTCATACCCTTGTGCATACATTCGTGCCGTAATCTCGCATTCAGGTGTAAGTTCGTTAAAAACTCTCTTCATAATCGTGTAAGACGGCTGATTAATAATTGCGGACAACCTCAATATATCCGGCTTCCCTGTTAGTGTCCACCGAATACAAAGTTTGCTCCTTGTCTATTATCCGGTCAATCCTTGCCAGCCTGTTAAGGTCAGCGGTACACCTGCGAAGCTGTCCAGCAAGCCTGTCGCTAAAGTCAAAACTGATTCTGTCATTCTTCTTTTTCAGCTTTTTCTTGATTTCTGTCCTTTCTTTCAGTTCTTTTGCCATAAAAATAAAATTTAATTAATGATTCGTGGATGGTAAGGGAATCGACCCCCTCTCAATCATGCCAATTGGTTGCGCAACACGAAGCTCTAACCGATAAGCTAACCATCCTTTTTTTTAAAAAAAGGTGCACTATCCTCACGGACGGCACACCCAGTACAAACAAAAAAAATAAAACACGAATATCTAATCTATTATCAGAACAATGCTTTTAACCGCATTCTTGAAATGTTCAAACTTCTGTTGCAAATCACTCCAAGATTTATACCATGCTTTTTTTTCTTCAGCTAATTTCTCGTTAGCCTCTTCCAGTTCTTGCACACGCCTTACTAAATCTTCTTGCGTCATGCCTCTTAATTCTTCCACTGTCATAATCGTATAATTTAAAGTGTAGTCCGAAAGGCAGGAATCGAACCTGCTTCTTGTGGGGTAATGAGACCTATATATATAAAGAATATGATTATTATTAAATACCACATACATTCCAATAATGCTACTTTCGGATGATTACTGCCCGGCTGGTTTGCATGGCTATTGTGCACTTATACCCATGCGCCTTGTGCCGGATTATAGGACTACCTTTTAGCGGTCTGTTTAAGTTCTCTATAAGTTATCCTCATGAGCGACACACACCCTACACATATAACACTCATTATAGTGATAGAGAATATTTTCATAGGACTGTAAGTAGTAATAGCCCCGTAAAGCATACCGACAGCACATATACTAACCAATATAGATAAAACGAATTGGATTGTTTTCATAATCGTATAAATTTAAATAAGTACCTGTACCCTAATCGAATAGCAGAACCTTATTTCAGTTCAGTACAGGCTATATTGTCGAAAACAGTACGGACGCCTAACCCGTATGCTCACTGCTCAAAGACGATTCTTTGCGGTGTTTTCTATTAATTGTTAAACATTGCACAGCTCACAAGCCCCAACTTGCTTATGTGCGTTCGTTATCTTTGGTTGGCAAAAACGGCTTATGACTTACACCGTAATTGCTTTTACAGAATTTCAAAGAACTAATCAATAGTACCCTACCCGATTCTCGCTATCGGTTGCCGTTCAATCCGTCCGTAGGGCTGTCGTGCGTTGCATAATCGTGTATTATGCGTATCGGCTGATACCTTGTACCCGGCATAGAGCATCGTAATCCATGCCATCATCTTCACAAGTTTCAAAACCTTTTAAGGCATCTTCCAAACTGTCTATCTCATCCGTTATCAACTGGATAACTTCTTTTTTGCTATCAGCATTGAACATCAGGCAAACAGTCCTTTCATCGTTGTTATGGGCTGCCTCTAAATCTTTATAGAGGCCATCCAACTGCTGGTTAATCGTGTAAGCATTCATATCCATATCTTTTATGCGATTGACATCAGATTAGCTTTTTTGAAGCATCTGAATTCTTGGCGTTCAGTATCATAGTAAGTCTGGACGGTATCATTCTTCTTTCTATTATCAGTACCAGTGATGGCAGGCATCAGCTTTTCATTTAGTGTACCGTATGCCTCACGAACAGAACCGTCCACTTTTTTGAAGTAGAACTTCACTATCTTCTTCTTCATCTCACCTTTCAGTTTCAAATTAGCCCAAGCGACCTTCATTGCTTCGCTCATGGTGTAGCCATTACGCTTAACGAACTGCCAAGCAAGGCTCATTACTTCGTGTAAAAATTCTCTTGTTCTCATAATCGTGTATTTTAATATGTTTATACTATTTGAAATCTGAATTAATCTTCGTTTCTTTGTATCAGTTTAATTTGATAATGCAAAGATACTACTATTTTTCAGTAAAAAGAATCTAATACTGAAAAACGGTAGTAAAACAACATTATTTAACTATAAAAGCAGGTTATACCTTATTATAATATGAAGAAAGAAGACAGAAATAGAAATTGGATAGCGTGGATAGCACTTGGATTAAGTGTTATTGCGATAGTAATAAGTATTATCGCAATATGCATTTCGTGCCCTCATATACCCGAATTAGGATTTGATTATCAAGGAATAATAATAGGCGTATTGTCTTTACTGGTAACAATTTTACTGGGATGGCAAATATACAGCGCTATCTATATTAAAGATTCTTTAAGAAAAGAGGTTTTAAAATCCTCTGCTGAAATGGTTTTACTTGCGAAAAACACTTTGCTTAAATCTCAATTGAACACACTATACGGTTTACACGAAGGCGCTTTGAGGAATGGTGATATAAATTATATAATGTCCACACTTGATATTATGATGGACATAGCTATTCAGTTAAAAGACAAAGAAATAGCAGACAGAATTATTTCTAAGATTCCAAACCTATGGAGTTTATTAACAAAAATGGATTTAATGAAAACTGAAAAGAATAAGTATAACGAACTAAAACAGAGAATAAAGGAATTTTCCACAATAACAGAGAATGCTTTTGATATATACGAAAAAACAAACTCTATTGATTAATAAGTTCTTTGTATAGCAAATCAACTTCTTTATCTCTTTCAGATATACGTTTATTATAATAATCGATAGTAGGGGTAATAGCTATCTTTATCCCCTCTATATAAAGAGAAATTATGTTTTTGACGATAATGGAATTTATCATATTATTAAGTAAAGCGACCAACTCCAAAGTTGCGGTTTGAAGTTAAGTCGCCTATATAGTCCCTTACGGGAATAGTTAAACAAATTAGTTGAAATCATCCGCAACTTGATTCCGACACAAATATACTGAAAGATAACAGTAAAATCCAAAAAAGATGAGCACAAAAGAAAGATTTGTTGAATATTTAAAAATCAAAGGGATTGGGCAAACCGCTTTTGAAGAATCAGCGGGTTTATCTCGTGGAGCCATTGCCAAAAAAACGGGCTTTAATGCAGATTCAATAGAAAAGATAGCGTCTGCTTGCCCTGACCTTAATATAAATTGGTTAATAACTGGAATTGGCAACATGACAATTAATACCAATTCGTCAATCACTGAAACTCCAACCACGAATAAAGATATTAAAATACTTGATATACGTGTATGCGCAGGACATGGAATTGGATTTGACGGAAATGAAAACAAGGTTATTGGATATGTGAATATACCAGAATTTACTGGATGCTATGGAATAACCGTATATGGTGATTCTATGTACGATATGTATATGTCGGGAGATACAATCTTTGTCCGTGAAATAAAAGACAAACGAAACATAGACAATGGACAGCCGTATGTGATTATAACAAAAGAAGACAGACTTCTTAAAATGATTCATATCGACTATGAGCGAAAAAAAACAATATTGTCTTCCTACAACAATATAGCTAATCCAGATGGGAAAAGAAAATATCCCGATATGGAAATTGACATAGATAATGATGTAATTCATTTATACAAGGTTGTAGGTAAATTAGCGAGAACGCAAATGTAGTTACAATAATAATACTATGAAATTCAATCAATACCTTTGGAATCTATACAAGAACTCCCCTTCCGGGAAAGTTGTCATATCCAGCTTTTCAGACAGAAAGGAATGGATAGACGAGGAGCAGCTTTTAGAACGCTATAACCCAAGTATCAAAGACAATTTCAACAAAGAAATTATATGCGAAATACTGGAAGATTTTTGGTGCTATAAAGTTTCCGATTTTGAAGGTATAGAATATCCGTCACTTGATGAAGCTAGTAGTATATATGAAGGTATTATCTCTACCGGACTACGGATAGAGAATGAAGAAGTATTAAAGATAGGAGATTTCAACTTGATGCTTGAATACATCCCATTCCTCTCAATGGAGTTAAACTACCTATTTGGTGAATATTTCTTTCCATATTTGTACATTGACAGATTCTATGAACTCAAAAAGTTAGCTGACTATTTTGAAATAGAATTGCCGCCAATTCCCAAGAAGCCCGATTACAAAAATAGGTGCATGTATTATTGGGAACTATGCAAAGTGTTCTACTATTTCAGAATGGAAAACAACTTGACACCCGATGAATTGAGCGCATTTATGTATGATTATGTGCCAAACCTTCTGAATACGGAAGAAAAAGGAGTTATTCCGAAACCATCACAAGCATGGTTTATCGGTGGATTAATAAGAGGATATGGTGAACATTGGACTACCGGATTTTGGCAAACCAATCAAGAAACTAAGAAAGGAGATATTCTTGTTCATTACGAGACATCACCTATAAGCGCAATTACTTGTTTGTGGATAGCACAAACCGATGGTGTTATCGACCCGTTCTTCCACTATTACAGCAACACTTATATAAGTAACAGAATAGCCATTCCTCACATCACATTAAAAGAGCTTCGGGAAGATGAACACTTCTCCAGCCACCCGCTCATAAGAAAGAACTTTCAAGGAGTGAACGGATGGTCAATGAGTAGCGAGGATTATTCAGAACTCCTGCGAATGATAAAGGCAAAAGGATTTGATATAGACACCCTGCCGAAGCTATATACTCCTACACTACCCAAGAATGTAAGTATAGAAAAAGAAAGAGATGTGGAACTACAACTACTGGAACCATTGCTTAACTCTATGGGATGGTATGAGAACAAAGACTTCATTCGTCAATTACCAATACATGCAGGACGTGGACACCGGATATTTCCCGACTATGCTCTGCATTACGATAATAAGCCAGACGAAGAAAAAGCAAAGGTTTTAATTGAGGCAAAACTCTACATGAAGAATAACCAAGAAATAGAAGAAGCATTTTTGCAGGCTCGCTCATACGCTCAGCTTCTTGAATCCTATATCATCATCCTATGTGATAAAGTGGGGTTAATTGTATATAAGAAAAAGGGAAGTTTTGACCGAGGCAGGTACAAAAAATACTATTGGGAAGAGCTTGAAAATACTGATATTTTCAACGAATTAAAGAACAAACTAAATATTTAAGATTATGATTGACTTTCTAACCATCATACTCCTAATATTCGGAGTATTACAAATCATCCTCTTCTTCAAAGTATGGGGAATGACAAACGACATCAAAGATATAAGGAACAAGTATCTCAAAGACGAAGATGAGAAACAAAGAAAAAACACAGAGTATGACGTTATAACCAAAATAAGTGGCGGTTCTAAACCAACAATATAAATCATTTAATTAACATTTCAAGAGATCGTAATTTAAACTGTGTCAATCCTTAACAAGTCTGATTATCTCAAATTTTACTTTCGGATAAATATCTGAATATCAGATGAATTCAGAGTAGTATTAAACTAAGAAATAATAAACTAAAGGTTTGACACAGTTCTATTTACATAGCCATTTCCAATACCACTGACAAAGTGGCAAATGTATAGTAGATTGTGTTTTGAAATATTCAGAAAGCCAAGCGTAATTGCCTGATAATAAACAAAGTTGCTTTCCTCCTTTTACTGACCTTCTAAGGCGTGGGTCCTGCGTTCGAATCGCAGCGGAATCACTTTTATAAAACGCTGATTACCAATAAAATAATCAGCGTTTTCTCTTCTAAAGCAGCTGCTCTGCATAAAAAAAACTGCATTTCTACGAATATATTTGAGCAAAATTGTATAGTAG